CCAAGGAACCAGCATATACTCTGTGCGCAATGGGGTAGGGGCTGATACCATGGCGGATAGGAAGAAGAGCAGAGAGCGTAGGTATAACTCAGCCCTAGCTGCTGTGCAGCGCAACCCCACAGACCCCATAGCCCGTAAGACCCTATCTAGGATATTGCAGGTGAACCAACAGCAGGATGCGCAGGACATGGCCATCCAGAACACCATGCACCAGATCGATGAGCTGAAGACCCAGCTGGAGCAGCTGCTGCTCAATCCAAAAAAAAAAGTAGCTAGTACAGAACAGAATGGTGGAGAGAATGGCGAACAGACATTTGCCACTGGGGGTTGGCTATACAACCCCATAGATGCTGAGGAGGAGAAAAAAAAAGAGGAGGCCAAACAGGCAAGGGCGGAAAAGATAACACCATTGGCAAATGTCCCATCAACGAACAAATCCTGGGGAGATCTCTATAATAGCCCATCCTACCAAAATGCTGTGAAACGCTATAATGATTCCTTCATGCAAAAGCAGCAGCAGGATATGATGAAAGATGCCCAGAAGGAGAATAGAGGCTATGTGGCGCATGGTTTTTGGGATGATGTAAAGGATGCGTTTGGCAAGGTGAAAAATGCTGTGGATGATAAGGATTACAGCACCCTGATACCCACGGTAGGGGAGGCCTTGCAACAGTACGCCAGGGGTAGGGGTATACGGGAGAAGTGGCGCAATTTGCAGCTGGCGCAAGCTGCCACCCCAACCAATAGGAATTTCTACGAGGACTACGGGAATCGTGGGATGGCTGAGATTGATAGGGGGAAACAGTACATACAGGACACGCTGAACCAGCAGCTTGATGAGCTGAGGTACGCCAAGGATGCCCAGCAGATCAGGAACAGGGATTCAGCCAGCGGAATCAATCAGCTGCGAGCCCTGGATGCCCTGAATGATCTAGACTACAGCAGGAAAGTACAGCAGGCCAAGCTACAGGCAGATGTCAGCATGTCACAGCTCAACCAGGCGCAGGCCAACAACTACAACCAGCAGGATCAGATCCGCATGACGGGAGCTATGAATGCTGACACCGCCAACAGGAGGGATACCGACAACTACTTCACCCAGCGGGATAAGATGATTGATGACACCACCCGTATGCTAGATCAGGTGGGTCAGTACCTCAACCAGAAGATTGCGGATTACAGGACGAATAATGCCATCAACAGCGCAGCCAAGTATGGGCAGAGGGTGAACCAATCTGGGGAGATGACGGGGGGTAATCAGGCCGTGGAGGAATCACAGAATATAGCGGGCTCACAGATGGCATCAGAACCCAAGAAGAACATTCCGGAGGCTGCCCAGAAGATGCTGTACAATATTGAGAGCGGTAACCCCGACTGGAAGAATATCCAGGGGGTCACCCCAGTGACCATGAACATGGCCAACAACATGCGGAAAACCGCCTTGGGATTGGCCACCATGAAGTCGGCAGTGGCCAAGGTCTACGCGAAGAATGGGTGGAGGATGGGTAACCTGAATGAGGAGCAGGTGGCCAAGACCTACGCCTACATGAAAGACGTGCTGGGTATCATCTAGACTAAAGGAGGGAGCGTATCATGGGACAGTATTTCAATTCGGAGAAGGCGGATTTCCTAGGGGGTGATATTCTTGCCAAGACCCCCTGGGAGCTGATGCTTCAGAATGTGAAGCGGGCCAACGAGGACACCAAGACCAACCTCGATGAGCTGGAGAAGATACGCGCCCTCTACGCAGGGCAGATGCAGGTGGCTGATGATCCCTACGAGAGGGAGATGGCAGCCCAGAAGCTGCAGCAAGTCAATGGCCAGATAGACAGCATAGCTACCCAGGTGGCGGCCAACCCATTGGCCTATGCCCAGAATCAGGCCGCCATCAGAAGGTTCAGCGGGGACATCATGAATGATATCACCTCGGGGGATATCGCCATGTTTAGGAATCGGAAGGAGTCCTACGATGCCATCCTCAAGGATATGGAGGCCAACAAGGATAATCCTGATATCCAGCTGAATGGGCAGAAGGAGCTGGAGCGTTGGCGGCAGCATGGCATGGAGAATCGGGTGGAGAACTACAAGCCCACCAAGGGGGTCACCCGACCCAATATCTTTGACAAGGAATCCTTGGCCATTGTGGGGGCATACTTGGAGAAGCTGGGGGATTACGAGCAGACCAAGGATGGGAACTACATCGTGGGGAATCGGGAGTTCACCCCAGAGAGGGCTATGCAGCTGGCTGTGGATGTGCTGATGTCCAAGACCAACCTTGGTGCTTACATGCGGCAGCAGGAAAGGAATGGGGTGATGGGATTCGTCAAGGATGATGGGACACCCAACCCGCTGTTCCTGTCCGAGGTGGTGAGAAATCCCGATGGCACCGTGAAGGAGACCGCCAAGGTGAACCCAAGCCATCCTCTGGCTGCGGATGTCAATGCGCTATTCGAGCAGCTGTACTTCAAGCATAAGGAGATGCGTGAGGATCAGTTTGAGCTGGCTAGGCTACAGGCCGCATTGAGGCCTAAGAAAAAAGACGAAAAAACAGAAATAATCTATCCTGATTGGACTACAAACTCTGTGGAAACACCGATAGAGGACTATAATTTTGAGGATGATCAGGCCGCTTTAACCCATATGAATGGGAGAGGATGGGATAATTTGGATTCTGGTAGAAGGATCGCACTGCAAACCTTCTACACTGATATAGAAAATAATCCGCAGAATTATTCTCTTATAGATCTTGGAAAATTTGGAGGTGATGCTTTTAGGGTTAAGATTAATGGCATAGATACAACTAGGGCTTTTGAAGATGCTTTCTACAATCATATTCGAAATCCCCAAAAAAGAAATTCAGAGGGTTTTCTAAAACCATCTCCAGCAGAATTTTTAACAGAAAGAGATAAAAAAGTTTTAGACTATTTGCGGAGTTTAAATATTCTTTCCTATGTTACAAAAAGGAATGATAAGTCTTACAATTTAGAGGAGCTAAGAAGTGGAACAATAAGGGATGAACTCCAGAATTGGTTGAAAGAACATGGTTATGTAACAAAGAAGGGTGAAGGAGATCTAGATGTATTTGAAACTGCTTTAGATCATCTTGCTAGGGCTGATCTTGGTGCCTTCTACACATTTGATCAAAGTAAAAATGAATTCCTTGGACAAAAGTTAAACCCTGATGTTAGAGATCTCGTTAAAAAGCTTTCTAAATCAGAGAAAGATGTCTTAAGGAAGCGACTTGCAGATCTAACAGGTTCTGAGAATAGCCTTGATATTTTCTTAGATCTTGATTCTGATTCTGTACAAATCACTGGGAGTGCAGATCATACAATAGAATCTCCTGGTCTATTCACAAAAGAGAAAAAATTCTTTGGAGCTACCAGAACAGAAAGACTAAATAAACGTGGAAAAGCCTACTATAAAGAGCATTATACAGATAGAATTACAAGGGACACCTCTTACAGGATTCCTGGTAAATCCCCATCTAAATATGTACATGATGGTATTACACACAATGTTGAGGTGAATCCCAAAGGGGATTTTGTGGAGCAGGTATCGCAAAACATGGCGCATTTCAATGTAGGGATGTCTGATACAGAAAAGCTTGCGCAGGCTGCGCGTTCCTTTGTGCTAGTAACCCCACATGGAAAACCGGTTGATACAGAGACTTTCAATCGAATCTCCAATGCTTTCACCGCAGAGGGCAAGGATTTCAAGGGGACTGTTTCTATAGTACCACAATCCACTGTGGGCGAGAAAAAAGTCTCCTTCAGCATTACGATTCCAGATGATCCAGGTAACCCACAGGCTGGAAATGTCACGGCATTGATGTACACCACAAACCCGCATCTATTGGCCAATCTCCTTCGAAATCTATGTCAACCAGGCTATGGCACTCCTATAAACGTAAAGAGGCAGATCAAGGATGGATTCCTCTCGGGGATCATGGCGGATCTGAAAAAGGGTATTGTGGACAGACAAGGACATCTCAGCGCGGCTGAATACAATTTTGGTGGAAAATACAGTCTTAAGGCTTTTAGAGATGCTGCGCATCCCAATGAGATTGGTTTTGCTGTGACTAACGGGAGGGGGATAGAGATATCTGGAGCAGAACAGGTATTCATCCCGATAAGCAAGCCGCAAGAGATGAATGATTTCATCAATAAATTCATCGAGAGGAGTATAAAGGAAAATGAGCAATCAGAAGAATAAGGAGCTGCATAAAGACTCTGTGTTGGATCTTTTCCAGAATGCCTCGGAAACCCCAACAGCATATATTCCTGCGGATAGGAAAGGGGATTCATCGACAGATGATGATTCTGTATTGAGTCTCTTTGGAATAAGTACGGGTAGCACATCGAAAACCCCCAAGCGAAGTGAGGAGGAGATCTACTATGATACCCGAGAGGTGGGCCGCATTGCGCAACAGAATATAGAGAATACCTATGTCGATCCTCGAACCTACCAAATGGAGGGTCGCTATGGTAGTCTCTCCGCTAAGGAAGGGATAGATCCATATACCAATCCTGCTGAGCTGGAACGGCGTGGTTACATGGCGCAAAGCTCTGGTGAGGCTATTGGCAATACCTTCAAGGGTCTACTGAAGAATACTGTGGCTGGGTTCATTGACAATGTGGCCACGATAGATCCCAATCTAATGATCGATTCTGCCCTTGGGAATGAAGATGCTGTGGATGGAAATGTTTTGAGCAGGATGGCATCTTGGGTTCGGGAATGGGCGGAGAATAATCCAGTATTCAAGGATGAGAATCAAACCTCTATCTGGAACTGGAGATGGTTTGGCAATCAGGTTCAGCAACTTGGGACTTCCATAGGTATTGTGCTTGAATCCTTTGTGGAGCAGGCTCTCCTTGCAGCCGCTACAGGTGGTTTTGGGAATGCAGCCACAGCGGGGGAACTCGCAGTCCGAGTGGCCAAGAATTTCTGGAGAGCACCAAAATTCCTAGGGATAACCAAGGCAGCTGGTATTGGTTTCTATCAGGGTCTACGAGAGGCTGTACTCAATGCGCAGGAGGCTAGTAGGGATGTGTACCAGAAAATGCTACAGCAGGGATACACAGAGCAGGAGGCTAAGGCTGTAGCCGCAGAAACCCTTGGGGATAACTTCAGGACAGAGGCGTTATTCGTTGGGGTATTGAATGCCATACAGACAGTGGCTCTTGGATCTATCACCAAGATGAAGCCCAATGCCACTGTGAATTTCCAAAACGGTATCTCTGGTGCTGTGGAGCAGGTTGGTTGGAGCATGTTCGGCAAGATAAAGAGCAAACCGTTCCAGAAGCTGGCTATGCTGGCTTTTGAGAGTGGCTCAGAGGCTATTGAGGAAGGGGTACAAACTGGGATCAATAAGGCTGCCATCTACAGCAACCTTGGGGCATACGCCAATGTGACGAAGGATTATGCCTCTGAGATGTTTGATGATGGGGAGTTCCGAGATTCCATGATTGGTGGTATGCTCGGTGGTCTCCTCTTCGGCGCATTAGGTGGAGTTCGTAATATTGCGGGGAGGAAGATGCGGAAAAGAATGCAGCGGGAAAGGACGGAGGTATTCAACAGTTTTGCGCAGACCAGCATGCAGGAGATGCAGGAGGTAGCTCGTAAGATGGAGGAAGGTTCTCTTACAGAAACAGAGAAACAGGCACATATAGGATCAATCATCGGAAATACGATTCTACAGGCTATCTATGATGATGAGCTAAATGGGAATACAAATCTTTACGATAGCACCATAGCCGCATTGAATGAAACCCTAGAGCTTGCAGAGCATGGTACTGATGAAGAATTCGCAAAGAATCAGCATGGGATCAAAAGTAGGGAGCAGGCAAAAGAAATCATCAAAACCCAGCTCACTGCAGCAGAGGCTGCTAAATCTGTCTATGAAGATACTAAGGGAAGGGTTGTCGTAGGGAAAGATCCAGATCTTGAAATAGCCCATAGAGCAGCAAGCTTCGCTTACCAGCATGTAATCTTTGAAAATGCTAAAGATCGCTTTGATGAATTACTGCATGATCAGGTAGAAGAGCTGGTAAAAGATCTACTTGGCGGGCTGGACGATTCCGATCCATTGTACACCGAGAAGAGACAGGCAGCTGAAATCCAAATTAAGGAGATGCAGCTACAGGCTCTCAACATGTACAAGGAGCAGGCTGCGGAGAAGGGGGTTGATCTTTCAAAAGAGGTATTCAATGAGATTGCCGCATTAGAGAATGAGATAAAAGAGGCGAAAAAGATCAATAAGATCTATACGGATAAAGCATTAGGGAAAGAATTTTTCGAGAAGCAAAAACCCGATCAGGAAAAAGCGCAGCAACTTTTCTACAACACATTCCAACGGGCAAGATATGGGAATATAGCCAACAATCAAGCTGTTATCATTAAGAAGCTACAGACAGATTTGGATTATATCCGTCAGGAGAAAATCAATATTAAGAAGCAGCTGCTGAATGATAAGAAGCATCCATTGAATGTCCAGCAGCTACAGCAGATCAAGGATCAGTTAGAGCAACTTGGGGCTCTGGATGATGCCACCAGGAAGAATATCGATGAGCGGATAGATGAGCTGCGCAATGGGAATCAATCATCTGCACAAGAAAAAGCAGAGGAGGCTCAAAGAGAAGAATCTCCAGAGAATACCGCCGTAAAACAGAAAAAAACTACAGGGGAAAAGCAAACTGGAGAACAGCAAATAGTACAACCACAAGGTGTTAATACAGAACAGACTCAAGCTGTAGCAGAACAGCCTGTTACTGAAAAGCCCTGGTATGAGCAGATTGAATTCTACAACTATAGGACTGGTAACTGGAATACCTACAAGACTGTACAGCGTAAGTATAACAAGCTGAAGAAGGAGAAGGCTGGCAATCTGACCTTTGATGATTTCCTCCAGATCATGTACTCCCCCACGGGGGAAACTTGGTCGCAGGAGGATTGGGAGAAAGCATACGATGAGCATTTGAAGCAGGATGTGCTGCCCAATGCCTCGGATCAGAGCCAGCATGCCATAGACCAGCGGGCTGGGGAGACCACATTGACACCAGATCAGCAGCAGGCCTTCAGCATCGGGCAGCAGCTCATAGTCTCTGCAGATAAGCTGGAAACGGAGAGCCAGAATAAACCACAGGTTCGTGATGCGGAAGATAATGGCACTGCGCATAGGGGGAATCCCATCACCAAATCCCAGGAAGAATACGAGGAGGAGGGGGAATTCCACACAGCGGAAACTGTACCTGTAGAGGAATCCCCCGCATTGGTTAGCATCAGGGAGACGCTTAGAAAAGCAGCCAATCTCCTAGAGGCCAATGGGCTGAAAAAGGATTACAAGGGTCTTATAGAGTATCTCCTGACGGTATTCTCCGAGAAGGATCTGGCCAAGCATGCTGCCCTATTCCATAGGGTATGGTCGGATTTGGGCTTTGCCCATCAGGATTACGCGCAGGATTTCAAGGAGGCCTTCACGGATACTGCCGCTGTATCCGCCTTGATAAGCTATGCGGAGGAATACAGGGCGGAGCAAAGGGCTGGGCTACAGGAGAACCCAGCCCCCCCAAGGCAAGAAGCACCCTCTAATCCACCCGCTAGGGTAAGGAAGAGGAGTCGTAAGAATACTTCTTCCGATCCCCACATGGCCTACTCCAATCTGGCCACAGCCTACACGTGGAATGAGCAGGAGGGAGTATGGACAGCGGAAATTATAGATGACACTGCGCTGGATACCAGCGATAGCGACATGCACTACGACTGGATTCTTGAGCAGGATATGATAGTTCCTGGCACTCGTATGACGTTGGAGATCCCTAAGAACTACAGATCTCGTAGGGTGTTCAATGGGAAACGGGTGATGTCTTTTCAGGATGCCATGGATGAATTTGCCAGACAGGGAAAGGATGTCAGCGTGGGTTCTGATCTCTGGTGGCAGTATGTTCCCATCTGCATGAAGGTGACTCTAGCGGATGGGAGGACAGGCTATGTGGGTTCTGTGGATACTGAGGAGTACTACTCTGAATCCCACATCGGGGTAGAGGAGGATGGGACTAAACGGGCACAAATCATACAGGATGGGAGAAATAATGTCCGCAGGATAAGGTCTGCCATGCGTAATAGCCATGCTGATCCCTTCCACGCTTCCGTAGAGGTTGAGGTAACCAGCCGAGGGGCTGGGGTGTATCAGCAGACCAAGGGGCAGTACAGGAGCATTAGCGAGGTAAGCCCCAATAGCGACATAGCAGTCAGGACTGAGAGCGGCTGGATAGGTTCCAATGGGGATCCTACCCAGCAGGAAGGGGTAACCTTTCCGCTGAATGCCACGGGGAATTCCAGAATGGATGGCATGATCAAGGGGACTGTGGTGGAGATACGGGATGGTGCCAACCCAGGGGAGAAGATTGCCATCAGGGTGCAGCCCAAGCCATTGAGCAGTGAACATGTGGAGATGGTGCAATCCCTGATGTTCATATATCGCTGCCGTAGTCTTATCAAGGCATACAGCAGTAGCGATGCGGCAAAGGCCAACGTGTTGAGGATCATGGCTAGGTTTGGCCTTAGCGAGGAAAGAGTGGCCAATCTGGTCAAAGTGGCGCAAACCCTACAGGAGGCTGGGTATGACTTGCTGGGAAACAAGAGCGCGGATGCGCTTAATGAAGTGTTGCGTCTCTACATTGCCACGGATAGCAGTAAGTTCTATAGTAATACCAGCCGTAGGACTGCTAGCGGTCAGCTTGCCAGGAGGTATAGCCCCGACGTGGACTGGAATCAGAGTGTGGCCAGCGTATTGGAGGGGACTGGTATACCCGATGGGAAGGTGCTGCTATCCATAGTGGATGGCAAGACTATAGTGGCTGTCAAGGGTATCACTGTGGAGCAGGCTAAAGCCTTCGGATTCACAGAGCAGGATATCGCTAACAGCGAGAAGACCTTTGCACAGGGTAATCGTAAGGTAGCTGGCTATTTCGCTGTGCTGAATACTGTACCCACTACGATGAATGAGGCCAGCATGGAGGCAGGCCAGTATGCCAGCCATAAAACCCTGCTGCAGAACGCCACCACTGAGTATACGCTAGCCACTGAGAAGAATGGTGGAACTACCCATAAACGTAACCTCAACATCAATATCGATCAGGCCAAGAAGGGTAAACAGGCCAAGTTCCCGTTGAAGATAGATAAGAATCAGGTGATCTTTGCGGATGGGTATCTGGATTTCATTAAGGCCAACAGCCTGACCGATGTCATGGCCTACACCATCAGCAGCGGCAGGGTAGTGACAGCCATACAGCCCCTCATCCACTACGAGCTGGTATCTGAGCTGAACCACGAGGATGTAGTGGAGGCGTGGCATATGAAGAGCGAACCCACAGGGGATATGGTCATGGCTGTGAAGGACATGGTGAGAGATGGCGTAGCTCTATCTGAGAAGGCGGCAGCCATCTACGCCAGGAATCGCAGTGCCATAGACAGCATGGTGCAGGATGAGAGGGAGAAGGCCAATAGATCACAGAGGGAGAGCAGGCCAGCGGCTAAGCAGGAGACCAAGGCGGAGAAGGAAGCCAATGAGGCGCAGGAGAAGAAGGCCAAGCAGCTGGAGAACCGAAAGAAGGTGCTGGCGCAGGCCATGCAGGATGGCCTGATAGATTCCCAGGAGTTCCAGGATCTACTGGCGGAGATGCGCAAGGATCTCTCTAGGGAGGCCTACAGCGAATTGGTATCGGAGCTGGGCCTCATGGAGATACAGGAAGATGGTGATACTTTCAACACCATCGAGACCGTGGATGATATTCAGCCCGATGTGGCTATCCTCAAGGAGACCGACAGGGTTGAGATCACCAACAGCCTGGTGGGGTCTGCGGTGACGGAATTGCTACAGCTGGCCAAGGAGGACACCACGGAGTTCAACAGGCAGCAGATAGCCAAGGGGGTTCGCCAAGGTCTCAAGAACATGCTGGAGTACCTGAATAGGGTCATAGAGCTTGAGGAGAATGAGTACAGGGATGCGCTCAAGGAGGGTACTATCGATGGCTTCACCGCCAAGCTCTACGAGAAGCGAATAGAAACCCTCAGGCAGAAGGCCATGCAAATTCGCAAGGAAGCCATTGACCTTCAGCAGAGGGCTATTGATAGGCTCTCTAAAGTGCTGCAAACCCAGCTAGACATCGAGGAGCTGGAAGAGCAAATGGAGGAGATCGGGGAGGATGAGCTGGGTGAAGGGGGTGAGAGGGAGAAGGATCTCTACGGGGATAGCACCCAGGAGAATAACAAGGCTCTTATGCCCAACTATCTCAAACTGCGGTTGATGAGTTTGGTGTCCTACAATGGGAATGAGGCCAAGGTGGGCATCGGGGGCATGCTGCTCTACGAGGATTTCGACACTGTGGTGGAAAGGTTGGTGCAGGTACTGTTGGACAACAAGGCCAGAACGGGTACTGTGCCCAGCACCATAGAGGAGGTGATGGCCTTGCTGGAGAATGCCACAGGAAGATACCCCTGGATTAACAACCTGCTCATCAGCATGGCGCAGGATTCCAAGTTGCAGAAGCAATTCGTCTCCAATTTCGCCAAACATGCCATGAAGGTGGTACTAGGTGTCTGGGAGGAGAACCAGCTGGGGGGCTATACTTTCAAGCTGATACAGGTAGGTGAAGGTGGTGCTGCCGCCAGATTGAGATCGGCCTGGAGTGAGGCTAGATTCCAGTCAGCCCTATACTCCAGAGATAGGAATACAGGGAAAATGTTGTTGAATAGAGAGGAGGCCGCCAACATGCTCAAGGAGTTCGGTGACATGCTCGGCTTGACCTATAAGATGAAGGGGCATCAGATTATCTGGATGATGGATGGGAAACCTATTGAGAAACAAGAGTATGATAAATTAATTGAGGAATTTTTGAGAGGAGAAAAAGACGAAAATGACAGTGCGGACAGAAAGGATTCAACTATCAATCAAGAGAAGCTGGTACAGTGGCTATCCAAGTTCGGGATTAACCTTGACAGAGCCACGATGGCGGAGATGTTTGAGAATGGTCTGGATGGGAAGAGCATGCTGAGCATGTTACAGCTGGACAGCGACAGCGCATTGATAGGCAACTTGGTGAAATTTCTTACAGAAGCTATTCAGCTTAAGAATGGGCAGACTGAATTTGAGTATGGAGGTGGTTCTACAGGATTTTCAGCCACGGATGCTTTCAGTAACATTAGTGGTCTCCTCAAAAGCCTCTCAGAGCTGGATGCTAAGAATTCTTCCTTTGTAACCATGAGATCCTTCAGGGATGGTGACAAGTCCGTGAACGGATTCACCAATCCCATCCTAGGTACGGACATGCATCATAAGATCATGACCGATAAAGAATTTAGGAAGCAGCTGCTACGTGATCCCTTCATGCGATTCTCCTTCGCCAACCGTATGGCGATGCTGGGGGAAACCGATACCATGAATAAGCTCGGGGTGGAGTACCTGGGCAATACCGCATTCCGCAAGGAGAGTGATTCCAATGGGGATAGGAATAGCATACAGGAATTGTCTGATAAGGAGGAATTGGCTCTACGCTTGGGATTCCTGATGGACAGCGAGCAGGGTTCTATTAAAAATTTCTCTGATAACAATCTTCCCCATCGTGTGGGCAGAATTCTCTTCCCTAATATGTCGGATAAGACCCGTTCCCTTGTGGCTAGGACTATGGTTCTGGATCTCAGTAAGGACAGTGTAACTATTGATGAAAACGGTAATGTAGATCTCTCCACGAGTAAGAGTAAAATGATTCTTGATGCCATCGTGGACAAGTTGCTGCTACCAGAGCTGAATCGCATAGCTACCACTAAGCATACCATAGAAGAGAACAGGAAGGCTACTGATGGTAGGAGGAGCAACATAGATGAAACCGAGAGATCTCGCCTAATGATCCATATGCTGCCCATGCTGAACAATGTGAGATTGTCCAATGGCATGCGTCTGATAGAGTATATCCAACTACAGGATCAAGACACGGTATTAAAACAACAGGAGCAGAATGAGAATGGTCGGGTTGTGGATCAGCAACTTGATCTCACCAACTTCTCCAGTGTGAGGGATGAGGTGATGGGACAAATAGCTACTATGCTAACCGATTACATCAACTCTGAGATCAGGGCGGAAATGGCCAAGATCACCATCACGCAGAAGGATGGTAGCGTGGTGATAGATCCCATCATTGATGACAGGGTCTTTAACGACAATGAGGTTGATACTCGAGATAAGAAGGCATTGGCTGCTTCCAATAAGTCTAGGGTGCAGCAGGCCATTATGTCCCTTGTTATCAATGAGCTGATAGGTAGAGCGGAGATTTTCCAGAGTTACATTGGAGATCCTGCTTTCTACGCCAAGGATGGCAAACTGTCCAAATACTTTGAGGGTGGGGATGTGCTATCCCCAAGAGTCAATGATGCCTACCAGCTCTACAATAAGGAAGTGGTAGCGGAGAATATGAATAAGCGTTTGGCTGAAGTCATAGCCCCTGGTATCAAGCTGGCCATGTCTAAGGAGGAGGGCAGTAAGTACTTGGAAATCAACCTCAACGATGTGGAAATGGTGTCACAGGCAGTACCAATGATTGCCTTCTCCCTGCTCACTAGGAATCAGTACGAGGATGTGATCAAACAGCTGGAGGAGTATAAAAAGAGCAAAGATGGTGGTATACTCAAGAAGCTCGGGGATAAGTACCCCACGTTAGCCCCATATCTCAATGTGACAGCCACAGATGCGCAGGAATACACTACGTTGAAAGAGCATTTGCAAGTGTTGAATGGCCGTGGGCTAATCTCCGATGAGGTCATGGAGGAGTACCTGAAACGATATCAGGGTCAGGTTGAGGATCTGGGGAAGGGTAGGGAGATATCTGAGGAGCATAGGTTCACTGAGAAGGAACTGGGGTTGATTCTACAGCCCATGAAACCCGTGTACACTGGCATGGTATGGGATGGTAACCTTAAGGCCATGCGCAAGGTCTACCTAAAGACTTCATCCATACCGCTAATACCCCAGGTAACCATAGGTACTGAGATAGATGGGCTGCGCAGGCTGATGGAACAAACGGAGAAGAGGCGTGGCATGAATGTAAGAGCCGTGTATCATTCTGGAGCCAAGATAGGATTCAACACCAATGCCATCACCCCATTCACCGAGGAGGGGAAGTTCGATGAGGGGTTGCTGAAGAATGATGATGTGGTGGATGCCGCCACCCTACAGCTAGATAGGAACTTCTTTCGTATCCAGCAGGATGTGCCCTATAAGTCCGCCAAGCATAACCATGACACCATCTCGATGGTGACCCAGATGGCCAAGCTGCTCTTCAGCAATGGGGCTGTGGATCTGAACTTCGTGTATGAGGGTAAGGAAATATCTGGTAGGGAACTGTGGGCTAAATACAATGATGCCTTCGGGGAGTACATGCAGTTAGAGAAGCAGAATTTGTACAAGACCCTTCATCTGGATAGCGATGGTGTCATGGTGGATCCCCCAGCTACCATGCGGGCCATGAGGGATTTACTGAAGGAGGAAATTACCAAGCGAGGTTTCACGGAGAACGACCTGATATCCCTGGACATCACTCCAGTGTATGGGATAGACCAGAATGGTAAGCGCATCCTGATCGACATGGTGTTCAGGCATCCCTTGTGGTTGGCACAGAATGCCCAGCGGTTTGAGACCGTGATGAACAGCATCATCACCAACAGGCTACTCAAGATGAAGATGCCTGGCTACTCCTTCGTGACTACATCCAGCACGGGGAGGAGGGTCAGAACGGCAGCTGATGCCTCCTGGGCTGACAGGATCATCCATGTGGGCAACCATGATGGTAATCTCAAACCTGCTGAGATTATTGAGGTAGACAAAAATGGATTCCCAATAACTAGAGAGCAGACCCTACTTGCCAAGGGGATGGATGATAGATTTACAGAGCTAACTGTTGGTAGCTATGTGGAGCTGGAGAAGGGTGTTTCTGGTGTTGTCTGCAAGATAGATGGGGATAAGGTCTCTGTCCGTGTTTTTGCCAATGGCCAACCAGCACTCATCAATCCAACAGTAAAAAGGAAGGAGATCACCAAGATAAGAGGACAGTATAGGGTTTACGAGGCAGAGAATGCAGATGGGAATCCTGTACAGGCCATTGCGGATAAGCAGGGTAAATTGCGATTCATCAATGGTACTCTCAGCGGAGAGGCTGGCGATAAACTTCTTGCCCAATACAATGAGGCTCTCCACGAGGAGAGTGAAGCCAAAAAGCCAGGGCAGAAGTATAAGGATGATGAGGGGCGCTACTACCATCTAAAGAAAACCGAGGTGATGGTGCCATCCAAGTTCAGGGACAAGGAGGGTAAGCTCATCGAGTTCATCCATGCGGATGGCAGCCTGAACGAGGATTACGTGTACAGGGACAGTGATGGTAAGATTCGGTTCAAGGATGGGATGATAGCGCAGGAGCTGTTCTCCCTGACATCCTGCCGTATCCCTGTATCCAGCCATGCCTCCATGGCGCAGATCGAGATAGTGGGCATCCTACCCCCAGAGGCTGGGGATGTCATCATAGTGCCTGAGAACCTAGTGACCCAGAAGGGTCTTGACTTCGATATTGACAAGGAGTACCTCTACATGCTGAACTCCTTCATCAACAAGGAGGGGAAGATACAGGCCATACGGGAATTCAAGGATCAGAATCCCGACGATCTGCCAGCCAACTTCCGACAGCTGCAGCTGCAGAACATCATCACCAGAATCCACTCGGCCATCCTCTCCAACCCCAGCCCCGAGATGCAGTCCAAGATTGTCAGACCCATTGGGATGGAGTTCGCCAAGGAGCAGGCCGCCCTGATTGGGGATAGGCTGGCAGCCAATGAGACCTATGACAACTTCTCCATGCTATCGGGCACGCAGGCCGTCAACAAGCGGAAGTCTGGGGCTATAGGGAGGAAGGCCATCGGGATCTTCTCCAACTACGTGACCCTGGTGGGGCAGCTACAGGCCTTGGAGAATCCTGTGGAACTGTACTATGAGGGCGTGAATGGCACGAGTCCATATAAAATCCAGTTCGGCACTAGAACCATTGAGAACCCCATCCTCGGGATGCGGCAGGGTGTCAAAGGGGATGCTAGGTATCGCACCCAGGATGGCTGGAGAACCATCGCCGAGGTCTTCATGGAGCTGCAGAACATGTCCACGGATAACGCCAAGGAGGAGCTGCTGGGCAAGCTCAACATCAATGAACATACCATCAACGTGATGGGGGCCATGGCGCTGCTGGGCATCGACACCGAGCAGGTGGTAATCGATGGGGAGGAGCAGAGGCTATCAGTCCCCTTCCTGCTGCTCAGCCAGCCCATCATCCAGGAGTACGTGAGGTTGAGGAGGGAGATGTCGGGCACGGTGATTGGCGGGGAGTTCAATGCGGAGCAGGAGGCCTACGATAGGGTGACAGTCCTGTTCCATGGGGATGAGGAAGGCGGTGTGAAGGCTGCCAAACCTGAAATGCTCACCGCGAGGAACATGTATGATCAGCTATCCAGCCACACGGATGATATGCAGCTGGCAGCCCTGAATGCCTTCAGGAGGATGGCGGCCATCGGGGAAGCCATCCATGATCTGCAGCGCAGTATCAACCTCCAGAGCAGCGGTATGGGGCAGACCTACATGGAGGGGCAGCTGAAGTATGAGTCCATCGCCAATCTGAAAGCCAAGATGGAGGAGAGCGCCGGACTACAGCTGCGGGGTATCACCCGGCTGCTGGGGGATTTTGTGGAGGAAGGGGATGAGAACCAGCCCAGCAATCCCAACGGCTACTACACCATGCAGGATGCCAATGGCCATACGGTGCTATTCAAACCCAAAACCCAGGTGGGTCACTTCATTGGGGGGGCTCTGGATGCCTGGAGCAAGATATGGGAGAAGCAGATACCCTATGGGCAGCCCGCCTTCAGGGGTATGATGGATAGTATCCTGAGTGATCTGGGAATCCCCAAGACCAACCCCTACACGAAGGCGAGGATATACAGGAAGATCATGAGCGACTTCCGTAGTTACATGCTCTCCAATCCCAAACATGGGCTATGGGGTAATCGTACTGTGCAGGAGGCTAGGCTTGAGCTGATGTATGATACAGCAGAGCATGATAGTCTAGCTGGGTATATCCAAGCATCCCTGATGGGTCGATACGGCAGGGAACAGCAGACGCTATTCAAAAATAATCCCTTGATAGCCCAGATGGTATTCAGGAACTACGATTCTGATAATATAGGTTTGACATTGCGTACCATCACCGTGAGCAATGACAATGGGATGAACCTGGATGTCTCTGCGCTATCCAATGTGCTGGCCATGATGCTGGAGGATAACCGTAAGCTGGAGGCGAATAGGGGTAAGCCCATGAGCATGAAGACCCTCGCCAAGATGATAGTGGCCTATGCCGTGCTGGAGGGTGGACAGGAAGGCGTAAGCCAGCTGATAAAGTACGTGCCGCTATCCTACCTCAATAAGCTGGGATTCGGGGCTAACTACCAGGCCATCTCCATGTTCGGGCTATCAGACCAGGCTAGGATATTCGAAGACTTCACCAAGCAGTTTATCCAGAATAACATCAATTTGATACGGGGTGGTGGTAGGATTGCGCAATGGCAGAAGGATGGAAGGATAATTGATAGCGATCTGGAACTGACCGCCAACGATGTGATGTTCAAGAAAGGGAAGATCCCCGCTTGGTTCCAGCTGGAGATGAGGGAGGGTGAAAAGGAAAATGACTTCCCAGCCTATGTGACCACCAATATCTACGAGAAGGTGAAGGATGTTACCTATATGGATGGTGAAGAGTATGTAGAATGGAACACTCGAAAAACTAAGCTGCTTTACCACCATGTGGGGGATGGAAGGTATGAGATGCTGGAGGTTTTAGGTGCACCTAGGGGTATAGTAGAGTATGATAGTGGTAGGAGTGATGCTGAGTATCGTACTGGCCTTTATAATCATAGGAAGGAGATAACATCCTTTGATCCTGCCTCCGGTTTACCGTTATCGATTTATCAAGACCAGAGCAGAGTAGGAAACACTAAGGATCATCAGTCAGAGTACGACCAGTATAGGGGTGAGATGGCGGTACGTCAGAATCCCTACGGGGTTACCGATGGGGAATACCAGGATAAGAACGGCAACACCATTACCAACCCCAAGATAGGGTTGGATGTTTTGGTCAGCGAGCTGCTAAGAACTGGGGTTACCCGGAATAAGGGGATTCAGAGCCTGCTGCAGCTCATCTCGGATGCTGGGGTTCTACCCGGGGATGTGCAGGTGGTCTTCGAGGTGAAGGGGACAGACCTCGTGGGCAGATCCCAGGGGACATACTCAGAGCGTAGACGTTTGATAGTCCTTGACCCCACGCTACTGGAGGCGCAGAATTCCAGCGATCTCATCAAGGCCTTGACCCATGAGCTGATCCATGCCATTACGGCCAAGTACGTGATGGATAGCGTGAGGATGAGGGATGGTGAGGCTGTGGCTGCCGAGAGAGTGGTGTTGGATGAGAATGGGAATCAGGTGCTGGATGAAGAGGGTAAGCCCGTGATGGAGGCTGTCCCCATACCGCAGGAAGTACAGGATCTCATCACGGTGTTCAACGAGGCTCGGGAGGCCATCAAGCGGCAGGTTGGCGAGGAAGAGTATGATCGTATGATGCAGCGGGTTACCCATCAGGACAAGCTGGAATCCCCGCTGACGGACTTCGAGAAGCGGGTGATGTATGGCCTCTCCTCCATCCACGAGTTCATGACCCTAACTCTGACGGAGCAGAAGTTCCAGGAGGCCCTCAACATAGAATCCTCACGCAAGGGCAAGCAAACCCTGTACCAACGCTTTGTCAAGGCGGTGCAGCGGATTCTCAGTCGCATCCTGGGGCTGGATGTCAAGCCCAACTCCATCATTGAGGAGGCCATCCATAGCACCTTCAGGGTGATGGAGAAGGCCAGCGAGCAGCGGGATAGCATGATATACCAGCTTGTGGAGGAGGCCAGGCGACAGGAGATGGATGCCTCGGATATCGTGGAGCTGTACAGCAGGAAGGAAGGGAGCGCAGAGCTCTTCTCTGATGATGTGGTAGAATCTTTATTCAGTTGCTAGTATGAGATGTTCGGTGGATGACAAGCTGATCTGGTATCTGGACAGCAAGGGCATAACGCAGAATGGTGGCGTTGTGTTGAATGGGGATGCGCAGGCCTTGGCGGATAGGCTGAATGCGCAGCTCAAAGGGAAGATGGAGAGGCAGTTGGGGAGGGAAGTCCCCAGCGATATCCTCGTTGTGCAGGAGGGTAGGGACTACAAGCGCCTGATGATGAATCCCCTGGTGGCCAAGATGCTGAGGGTGCAGGAGAATCTTCTGGAGCGTGAGATGCAGGGTCTATCCCAGGAGGCGCAGCAGGAGAGCCTCGCCCTGGATGATCAGGCCACCCACGAGGAGGTGCAGCAGATGGTCGAGGACGCGGAATCCGTGGGGGAGAATGCCTACGATACCGTGAGGGGGCAGGAGTACGAGAGCGATGACAGCACCCTGATGGATGCGGATGCCTACGTGGAGGCCATCGATGAGGGCATGGCGGATCCTGGTATCGATGAGATGGATGGGGAGAATCTGGAATCAGAAACGGTGACGGAGACCACCAAGCAGGTGGACGCCCAGCTGATGCCCAAATTCGCCAGGATGGAGGCCTGGCTGAAGCGGAGGATAAGACACAATGAAATCCTGCTCAACAAGATCCGAATAGAGAAGGAGTGGCATGCCAATGACCAGGATATGCTGGTGCGGCTGATACAGCGAGAGCAGGAGATCAAGCGGGATCTGAATGGGGATCCAGCCCGTAAGAAGGTGGGGCTGTATGCCAGGCTCAACCATCTACTCAATATGGACGTGATGGAGGAGCTGGGAGCCTACATGGAGGCCGACCTCAAGCGGGCTGAGGAGCTGGTGGCCAGCCAGGACTTCGATGCCATAGACGAGGCCAAGCGCATAGCGGGTTTCTACAGGGATGTCTGCACCTTCAACGTGAACGATAAGCACCCGCTCTTCAAACGTGAATCCCTCTACAACCCTGATGGCACTCTGAAATTCAGCGAGGATCAGCGGAAGTTCTTCGAGAACTACCGATATAGGGCCGAGGAAATCCTCAACAGGATCTATGAGCGCAACCGCAGATTAGTGGTGGACGTGGTGAGGGAGAATGATGCGGTGCAGGAGACCACGGGGAAGATGGAGCTGACCGAAGAGGACATCCTCAACGGGAGGGGTCTGAGGGATATCACCCTCTTTGACATGATGCTGATGGACATCTCCAACGGCTGCTTCTCGGGGGATAGTATCATCCCCAAAACCATGATGGTCATGATCGTGGAGGCTTTCGAGAGGCATAAGGCGAGGGCCAGAGCCACGGAGGAGGAGATAGATGCGCAGATCAAGGATGTGGAGGCCGAGCTGAAGAAGCTGGGTTACTCGATACCCGTGAAGGGTATTAACGGGGTGATGTACCAGATCTTCCAAGCCACGGATGCCAATGGCCTGAAGCGCAATAGGCTGGTGAGTAGGTTCACCCCCAGATTCCAAGATGCGCAGGCCAAGATGAGCATCGCATTCCAGAAGGGCTATCGCAAGCTGTCTGGTATCATAGACCCTGCGCAGAGGGCAACAGATCTCAACAAGCTGTTGCACTTCCGCAAGCTGTGGTTGGAGGACAATGCGTATACCATCCAGTTCAACATCCTCGAGGAATTCGTCAACGATGCTGAGATCCAGAAGATCTTCGGGGGCAAGCTGCATCTTAGCAAGAATAGCGAGAGCCATAGACAGGAGTTGCTGAAGGCTCTTGGGCAGAAGGGGTATGATGAGTTCATAGCCAGGCAGCGAGAGCTGCTTATCAACTACTACAACCAGCGGGAGGCCATGCTGACCAGCCTATTACAGGATGAGCAGGTGGACAACATCAAGGCGCTATCCCCAGAGCTACAGAACCAATTCAAGGCCTGGGAGGCGGAGAACAACCCCTTGCTAGCTTTGGAGGCTAACGGGAGCAATATACAGTACATAGACGGAATAGCCTATGGGAGCAACATGTCCTACAACCTAGCTGTGCCACGGAGAACCCTCACACAAGCCTCCATGATCAATGGAAAGGAGGTCAAGGAGGAAGTGGATTCCAAGTACTACGATGAGGCATTCAATGTCATCGAGAACAATGATGTGCTGGCCAAGTTCTATAAAACGGTAGTTAAGACCTTTGACAGTATTTATGACTATATGCCCCCAGAGACCAGACAGTACTTCGAGAAGGGGACGCTGCCCCAGATGCGGAGGAATCTGGTGGAGATGCTGGCCGTGGAGGGAAAAGACATGACCTTCCTCCAGAAGGTATCAGCTGCATTTAGGTTCATCATCAACAAGATCAAGGAGCAGATGGGGGAGAACTTCCAGGGTACCCTCTCCCAGCTCGAGGTTGATCCCCTGACGGGTGAACCCATCTACGAAGTTGGTAACAAGTGGATTCAGTCCAGCGAGAGCGAAGTGAGGAAGCGCATGAAGCTGGAGAGAATTAGGTTGAAGAGAGCTTTGGGGTTGAGGTTGATGGACAAGTGGGATACCAACCTGAACATCTACACCATGGATGAGAAAGCCCGTGGTATACTAGCTGAGAACTTGGGGATAGAGAATACTATCGCAGCCTTTGAGAAGAGATTGCCCAAGGAGGATCTTCAGGATGTGGATGTGGAGTACCTGCTCAAGAAGTCCATTGAGGATCAGGTGATGCACGAGAACTCCTTCGACCTCCCAAAAATGCTTAAACTCTACTCCTACATGTCAGCCCAGTATGCTGCTAGGCAGGAATTGCGACCCGTGATGGAAGCTATGCGTCAGCAATACAACAGCATCAAGAAGACCACCACCAACCGATTTGGCCAAACCATGCGGGATACGGAGGATAAACCCGTGGTCAATGGGGAGCGCGACAGAGCCAAGAAGCGTATGAATGCGTGGTTCAATAGGGTGGTGCTGGGAGTGCAGGAGACCAAGTCGGAGTTCGGGGACACCAGGCTGGGCAAGAAGATACGGGATAGGATAGGGGCGGATGAAGTGGATGAGAACGGTAAGCCCAAATCCCGACTGGTGGCCCTGATGGGCAACCTCTCCCGTAAGATCTACACCGATGAAGAGAAGCGGATGCAGGGCAGGATGGATGAGGTGGAGAAGATACTCCTCGAGGAGCAGGATATGCTCATCAAGGAGCTGAAGGAGATCAACGACAGCATCCTAGAGGAGGAGGGTGAGGACATCCCAGACCTCGATAGGATCGAGAAGCTGCACCACAACCTGAAGAGCGTGGAGTACCAGCTGAAGGAGGCCAACAGGATGGTGGACAGAGTGGGAGGACAAAAGGAGGCTCTCGGCAGGGATCTCACAGCCCTGTCCCTCATCCAGGGATTCCTCAGCTTTGTGCGGTTCAAGGGGCTGGGGTGGAACCTCTCCTCGGGGCTGACCAACTACATGGAGGGTCAGATAGCCAACAGCATTGCGGCGGCATCCGGCATGTACTTCAACCCCAACAACATCTATAGAGCCAACGGGATAGTGGCCAACTCCACGATCAAGTTCCTGTCGGGGAACAAGATCCCCAACAAGACGGCGAGGAAGCTGAGGGCCATGCTGGATAAGTACAGGCTGCTACAGGACAACACCAATGAGTTCCAGCGATCCTCCACCAACTCCAAGCTCTACGGGATGCAGAACAAGCTGGATCCCTTCGACTTCGTGAGGCGGGTGGAGTACAAGAACCAGTCTCCTCTTATTCTTGCCATCCTGCTGGATCAGAAGATCAAGGATAAGAACGGGGAGAATGAGGTGTCGGTATGGGATGCGATGGATGATGATTACAGGCTGAAGGAGGAGTACAGGACGGAGGAGAACATCAAGAACTGGGAGGAGGCCAACGGAGATGAGTACTTCCGATTCTCGGCCCTGACCAAGAAGGCCATCATCAATACACATGGGGACTACGATGACCTGCATGGGATGCTGGCCTCGGAGTATACTGCGGGTAAGGCCTTGCTGATGTTCAAGAAGTGGATGGCGAGGGCATTCTACACCCGCTTTGCCAAGGAGCAAATGGATCTTGAGCTGAGGAACAAAGCTTTCAAAGGACGGTACAGATCTCTCACCAAGGGGACTGCTGGGGTATTGTTGGGGACTGTGGGATTGGCAGCCTTTGGACCATTAGGATTTCTGGCTTTTGCAGGAGCTGGAGTGCTGGGTGGTGGCATCTTCGGGGTGAAGACCAACATGAATATCATCCAGGAGCTGCTGTACTCCAGCGCAGAGCTGCTTAAGGGCATGCTGCGTATACCCCTTAACCTCATCCCAGGGGCTAAGGGTAAGCTGAAATACAAGGATTACCATAAGATACAGCAAGACACTGGGCTGAATGAGGCTGATGCCAAGAACTTCTCCGCCAACATGGCTGAAGCATCCTTATTGATGGCATTAACAGCCCTAGTGGTGGCAGTGAGAACTCTATTCGGGGATGATGACGATGATGAGAAGCGCAAAAATAAAGCACAGCTGGAGGTCAAAGAGCAAATTCGTAATCTCTGCGTGAATAAGATGCTCCAGCTCTCCAGCCAGACCGCCATGTACTCCAACCCCGTGGAGACCTGGAAGAACACGATAGGCACAGTCCCCATCCTCACCACCCTGACGGAGATGGGAGATGCCGTGGGGTATCTCTCCAACCTGATAACGGGTAATGATACGGTGCTGTCTGGCCCCAATGTGGGGAAAAGCAAGGCGGGTACCGCGGTGAGGAAGCTGGTGATGCCGGGAATATTCAGGAGCGGTAAGCTGGGCTTCGACGCAGCCATCAACCATGACTGGAATCAGAAGCACTGGACGCATATTTTCCAGGAGAGCGAAGCCGCCAAAGTCAGGAAGAGGAAGAGCGCAGCCAAGGCCAGGAGGCAGCGCGAGGAGATGGATGGGGAGTGACGTGAAAACCCACAGCCCATTGGAGAGAAAAAATACCCCAGACTGGCGGATGCCAATCTGGGGTATTCTGTTGGAGCTTGGTTGCTATTTCTTTCTCTTCTTGATGGTGTATGCCTCCATCTCTGGATGGACCTGGAACTCCCACTGTACCTCATCATCTGGGAGCGTGGTCTGTATGGGATTGAGAGTAGTGCTGCAATGCTCAAGCACCTTCTCCTTGGCCTCCTCTGGGCTGTCTGCTAGGACATCAAACCATCCCTGGAATGTGTAGCTAGCCCTCACTCTGTATTTCTCCATCTGGATTCTCTTTTGCTTTTCTACAGCTTCTCCTAGTATGTTTAGAAAATGGATCTATACCTGAATTCTTTTCCGCAAAATCCTTTTCTGTTGTTTTATGGGCTTTATAGGCTTCATAGATTTCATTAGGTATAGCTAGACAAAATTCCTTTTCGCTAGGAGGTGTTTGTCTTCCAGGATAGTAGATGTTAATCTGATTACCATTCTCATCTACAAAATGGCGCACAAAACATTCCTTTAGTGGGTCTTTGAGATTATCCTCATTGCCTACCCATTTTCTTCCTGTTCCAGTTTCTTGCTTTTTATTCTTCATTTCTTTCTCTATTAGCATCCATCATTCTCTTTATGGCTATACCCCGTTGTAATTTATACAGCTTGAGCATCTCCTCATCCCATTCCTTTTTGGGTTTGTCGGCCAGCACATCCCAGAATGACTTCTTCTCGAGACCATTCTCGGTCATTACATATGTGTACGGCTGTATATCCTCCCCATACATGTAGGCATCTCTCCTACGGTACTCTTCGTATAGCGCATTAGCCGCTTCTTCACTCAATGGAGTATCACCTCTGACTGTTGGATGGTTTTTCTTGAATTCCCTCCACCCCTCTCTCAGGGTCTGGATTTCCTCCTCGAGAAACCCAGCGATTCTAAAATTGGATCACGTTCCATTGCAGTCCCACTCCTACTATTGGATGTGCCTTCAAATCATAACCTAAACCCACACCCACCATTGGCCCTATGCCGAAGTATTTACGTTTCACATTTCCATTCATCTGCACAGCTCTTAGCTCATCCTCCACAACAAATGGATTGAGGTTCTTCACCTCCACGGCATATTCATCTGGCTTGAATAGATGGGATTTTTTCCTGTAAAAGGTAGCGATATAAGCATTGTTCACTTGGAACTGCATATCTAGGGAATCCAATCTACCCATCACGCTGATTCGTCCCCATTCCACATCATCCTTCACGAAGGCGTTCACGAAGAATACACGTTTGTTATAACATGGGTTACGAACTCTCAATCCCCTCACGCTATCTATCACGGGATCGGTCTTTATGACATCCCTGTAAACAATCTTCTCCTTCACCTGTACTACCACACCGCCACCCTTGAGCTTACCCTTGTACTCCCTCACGGTTTTCTGCAGCTCCTGCAGCATGGAGTCCTGGTACTTCATCTTGAGGAAGTCCCTGGCGCTCTCCGCCTGCAATGCCTTGATCTCGGTGTGCAGCCTCCCCTCCTCATCCCGCCACTGCTTCTCCTTGATCACGGTGTTGTCCTCAACCAAACCATCCCGCCCCTGCTGCTCCTGGCAGGAGGGGATGCGCAGCAGCAGCCCCAGCCCGAAGGCCAGGGGTACTGCCGCAATCAAAATTACCTGCGATGTCCTCATGCTTTCTTGGGTGCTATCATCTCCGCGGGTAGTTTACCGCAGCTGCTGTAGTATACCAGCTTGAAATCCTCTGGGTTCAGCTTCTCTATGAATCTATCCAACCCGATCTTACCATCCTGTAGACAGTCCTTCACGCTGCTTAGCAGCTCCTTACTCTCAATCCGCAGTAGAGGGGCATAGTATTCTGACTTTCGTTTGGCGATCTCCTTGGCCTGTTCCAGATGGGGCTTGTAGATGTGGACATTGCTCAGGTCACCTATGATCCCTAGGAATCGGAATCCCGTCATCCCCTCCAGAATGTAGCCCAGCAGGGCGTAGGAAGCGATGTTGAAGGGCAATCCCAGGAAGACATCCACGCTACGCTGATGCCACTTGATGGTGAATCCGTAGTACTCTCCATGCGGTTCCACCAGCACCTCAAAGGCCCAGTGGCATGGGGGCAATGCCCACTCCCCCCTGTCCATCGGATTCCATGCGGAGACCAGATGACGGGTATCCATGGGATACCAGCTCATCAGCCCCAACAGCAACCCGTAGATCTGATCCCCGCTGAGATTCCCATACCCACCGAAATCCCTCCACTGCGGGCCATAGATCCTCCCGAGAGACCTCCCGTTGTCAGGGTCATCATCCGCCAACTTGCTCCAGTAGGCCTCCGCATCCCTATCCCATATGTGGACATCGCACTTATGGAGGTAGTAGATGCTGCTATCCCCCCGCAGGAACCACAGCAGCTCGGTGGCTATGGCCCTCCAGTTCATCTCTTTCAGGGTCAGTACGGGCATGGGCTTACAGCCCCTCCCATCCCCATGCTCTGGGAGGATGGGCTCCAGATCCCGTTTCCACTCTACGGTGGCGCTGGGTATCTGGATTCGCTCTACCCCCCTCCGCTCATCCATGTAAGTGAAACCCTCCTTGAGGATGCGCTTCACCAGCTTTTGGTACACTACATCTATCGTTGTCATAATCCTCTATCCTTCTGTATGAAAACTACATATTGGGGTCTGGCTTCGGGTTGGGCTTCTCATCTGGCCAATCATCCCCATTGAGATCCCCGAAGGGATCCTCGTTGATGGTGTACCATCCCAGGGCTATGCTCTTGGTCTTGCCATCCTCCCAGACCTCCTTCCCGTTGCTCATCCTGTAGTAGGCTAGCCGTTTCAATAGCTCCTCGTAGCCGATAACCCTGTGCTTCACCAGCATGTCATCGTAGTAGTCTATGCCCATCCATCCCGTCATGGCTATCTCATTGTTGCGGGTGTAGAGCATGACGGGCATGCTGGGCTTTGGGGCTGTGGAGACCACGGCGAATTGGAAGGGCTTGATCTTCGTCTCCTTGGCCATGCCCCCCGCAATCATCTTGAGGAACTTCTCAATGGCATGCTCATAGAACATGGCCTGGATATCATACCTGAACTTCCGCAGGGAGGCGGGGAAGAACCTGGCATCCAGCGATGTGGTCTTGAGGTCTATCCCCTGGGCGGATAGAATCCTGCCCTCCTCATCCCGCACTATTACCAGCATGTCGAGTAGCGCCTTGCATTTGATATCTATAGGCTCATCCTCCTCCTTCTGCTTGACCTTTTCCTCCCAGTAGATGGGCAGCTGGTAGTACACAAACACCCGCTGGCGCAACTCTAGATCGCTGCGCTGGAATAGATGCTGGGTCATCGGATGGTTGCGTAGCCTGCTGACAGCCAGCATGGCGGTCTCGTACTGCGCATTGGTGATGACGGTCTTCCCCTCGGCCTTGATCAGCTCCTCGATGTAGTCGGCTATGGCCTCCCGTATCTTGGCCAGACGAGTCTCCGTCTTCCATTTGGGCTGCCAGTGCTTGGCATCCAATATGGCCAGCAGATCCTCATTCGAAACCTCGGGGAAAGTCTTGATGCCCTTCTCCTTCATGTGGGCGAGGACAGCCTGCGCTATCTCTCGCTCCTTATCGGATGGTATTTTATCCTCCGGTATGGATTGTATGTGGTATTCCCTCTCGAAAGCACCCGCTTCATGCAGCAGGACGGTATCCACTATGCTGCCTATGAGCATGTATTCTGTCTGCGTGCTGTTCGCATCCAGCTCCTCCCTATGCTGCACGTAGTAGCCCCCATACTCCATGAGCTGCTTGAGATCGGATTGACCCCACGCCTCCCTGTTGCTGTAGTAGGCCTTGACGGCCATGCTACTGGCTATTGCTAGTCCCATTTCACCCTCTCTATCAGTTTGCAAAAATCCGTGAACGTCATGCTGACAATGCTGTCGGTCTCCACCCGTGGCACACCCCGCTTGCCATCCCGATGGTGTATGATGACCATCGGGTTCTCTTGCTCCAGAGCGGATTTCGGGAACATACCCCTGATGCGCAGCTTCAACTCTGCTATCAGGCTGGGGATATGCAGCCCCTGCTGCTTACCCGCCTTGATCTGCACGTTAAGCGGGAGGTTGATGAGGTCTATCCCCGCATCATCGTGGAGCTTGCTCCCGTACCTCGAGGTCTTACAGAGGGGGAAGCCAAGCTCTCTGAAGAGCCTGGCGTATTCCCTCTCCGCGTTGAACCCCTTGCGCCTAACCGCGCTGCCCCTTGCCCTTGCCATCCATTATGGTTTGAAAGCCCAAAGGTAATGATTTTTCCCGAATGCTACCCCACCGTGTAGTCGATGGGTAGGCTGCTGCTGTAGGTCTGATTGCTCAGTTTCTGCTGCAACTTGCCCAGCAGCTCCAGCAGCAGACGGTTGAATAGGATATCCTCGCTGCCGCCCTCCAGCGTGATGGGGCATTCCCACAGCAGGAGCAGTGGCTCCAGCTCGGAGATATGCCGTGTCACCACATTCTTCTGCGGTAGCGGGGTCATGTACCCCAGGATGATATCCTGCCCTGTCAGTGGCTTGGCCAGCACACATAGCCTGGCCTCCATCTCCATGAGGTTGTTGACGATGAGGGACAGGTAGGGCTCACCCCTCTCCGCCCCCCTCACCAGCTCATTGATATCGGTGCTGGAGAAGAAGACCTCCTGCGTGTTGTGGCTATGGATATGCCCCAGTCTCAGCTCCCCATCATCCTCCAATAGATCCTTCACCGCTTGCGGGATATACCCATCATCGTACTCCGTTTCCGTCTCTGTCCCCACATCCAAGGGGATGATGCGGTCTATGTAGATGTGGTAGTTCTCCTCCTCCTTGTTGTAGGCCATCCTATAGACAAGATAGCCCGACCACTCCCGATTGGGGAAGACTCCGCACAGCAGCCTCATCTCCTCCTGCGCATTGTGGGAAATGATCAGCTGCATCCCTGGGCTACTCTGCTTTTCCAGCCTCATGCGATATCCCTCCCAGTATTGGATCTTTGGGGTCAAGTTTACAATTTGTGTAGGTCTCTACGAAATCCTTGAGCCTGCCCTTTAGGCTGGGATTATCGAATAGCATTTCCTGTAGGATCAGGACTGGCTTGCGATCCTCCTCTTCCTGCCGTTGTATGGTGTGTATCAGCTCCCCATTGGTGGCCTCACGCCAACCATCCCCGAGCCAACCCTCCATCTCCCCGCAAAGATTCATGCTATCTATACCGTCCAGCAGCACCCAGTGGAGCAGGTTCTGGGGGCGCTCCTCCTCTTGCGCCTCCTCCATCAAGAATAGGGAGAATTCCCCTTCGGGTAGATACCGATGTGGGCTGCTATACACCTCACGGGATCTGTTGTCCATTGCCGTGAGATCATCCATATTGTAGTTTAGCTCTATCAGCTGTTTCTCTAGCTCTCCCCATGTAGTGGCGTTGGATAGCAGCCGCCTGTAGGTCATACCATCCCGCTTGAATACATGGATAGTCCGTGTTCTCATATCTGTCTGATCCTTTCTATTAATATGTTTCTCAAATTTTCATATCCATACTTACTGGCATGCTCTGCGGAATCCTTGCAGTCCGAGTCTAGATGCAAAATTCCTGTGACACCCAGCCTATTCAGCAGCTTGGCAGCCGCACTCATCCCTGCGGTGTCGTTGTCGAAGAGGATGAAAGCCTTCCTGTACCCTTGTAGATAAGGGATCACCGCGTCTCTGCTGGGGATACAGCCCTCATTCTGCAGCCAGATGGCGTGGAAACCGCAGCTGACCAAGACCCGGCAATCCTTGTAGGATTTGGTGATGATCAACTTATCGGCATTCCCCGTTGGTCTGATGTAGCCGATGTCATCCGCCCTGCATGTGGAGAGGAATTTCCGCTTGGATAGGGGGAAGTAGAGTTTCATCCTGCCATCCCTAAACCTCGTGTAGGCGTAGCATGGGGTCTGGGGTATCACGGCATTCTCGTAGCCGCTACCCCCAATGATCCTGTACCTCCCCACGGGGAACACCCCGTCCCCCCTCAGTTGGATCGGATTGATGCCGAATTGCCCCCAGTAATGGCCATCCTGCTCCGTGAAACTTCGAGGCTGGACGACTATACGGGTCACCTCCCGATCCTCGCCATTCTCCATCCTAGACTGCTCAATAGCCCCCAGTATAACCCCTTCCTCGATCTGGTGTTCTGGCTGTTCCAACCACTCCATCAGCTCCACAGTGCTGTAGATCCTCAGCCTATACATCAGGAGATCCGCGGCATCCAATGGGGGGCAGTCCACGGCGTGATCCTTGAAGAGTATCACCCCATGGTTGAGGTAGATGCTGCAACCCGGGTGGCTATCCTCCCTTAGCGGGGAGCAGACCTTCTGCCCTGGATGCGGGGTGAAACCCAGGGCAATATGGAAGAGGTACTCCTGCGAGTACCTCTCCATAATGTCCTCATGGGTGGGATATCCATCCGACATCCTCCATCGCATGCCTAGAATGTCAGCTCCTGCTGGTTGCCCCATGTGTGGTTCATGGCCTGACCCGCGGAGGTATCTAGGGTCTTCACTACATCCTCACCGCTGCTCTGCTGGTTGGCGAACTTGCCCGCCATGTAGCTGGCACTGCGGCTGAATGGGTGGCGATCCCCCTGCGCATTCTCGTAGTGCAGCCCGTTGGCATCCCGCACTTCCTTCCATTCATCCTTCGTGCCTGGGCATAGGAAGCGACCACCCTTCATGTTCTTGGGGACCTCCAGGAAGGTGCGGGTGTTACCAGGCCGTATGCTCCACTGGTACTGCAGGAAGACATCGATGGGATTCTCCAGATGCTTGGGCTGCACCAGCCCGCAAACCACCTTGGCGAACTCCTCGAAGATCTCAGGCTCTGCGGCCTCCACTGCCTTCTGTATACGCTCCTCCTGGATACCCACCGCCTTGAGTATGTGGGTCAACGTAGCCTGCACCTGCACCATCTGGGCATTGAATAGCCGCTCATACCCTGGGTGCTTCTCATCGATCTGTTCCTCCTTGTACCACAGTTTACCCGATGGCTCGTAGAGGCGGCCATTCATCTCCCGCTCCCCCACGAGGAAGGTGTACTCTATGGCGTTACCTGGGGCATTGTCCTTACCCGCATTGGGGTTGAACACCAGGGATTTGAGGTAGCAGCCCTGATTGAGACCAAACTTACCCGAGGATTGGGATACCAACCCATTCCCCTCATCGCTCTGAAAACCGAACTTGTATTTCATTGTGTATGATTGTTATTAGTTTCTATTCTTCCACTTCACTCTTCTTCACTTCCACCAGCGGCTCATTCCTCAGCTTCAGAACTGTGAGGTTCTCGATCTCCTTGAGGAAATCTTTGAGATCCTCTTCCACTATACCCCATGCCCTCGCTATGAGCAGACCCCAGTTGAAGGCGATATTGTACTGTAGGGTGTAAGGGAATCTCTTGTACGCATACTCCTCTATGTATTCCCGAAGCTGCACCATCCTAGGGTCATCCGTATCCGCAATTCCGTAGAACTCCTGGATCTTCTGGAGCGCATACGGATTGATATACCAGTCAATCCTGTGCTTCTTCATACGTCCAGATTCCATATCCTTAATACTAATGGGCTATTCTCCAGCTCCTCGGATAGCGGGATGAGCTTGCCCTCATCGAGATACTCCCCAGTCCAATCCATGCTGCTATCGGCTTTCAGCTTATTCCGCATATGCTGTAGTATCTCTAGCCACTGGTCAGCTGTACCCCAAATGCTGCGGCTCTCCATGATGGATTCGATGGCGAACCCCTTCAGGTACTCCGCTATCCAGACCTCCAGCTCCCTATCGTTGTGCTTCTCCTCGAAGTTCCCTCGGATTAGCTTTACCATCCATCGGTTCACAAAGAGGTTGAGGTTCAGATCCTGCTTACGCATTGCCATTCCTCCCGTAATACCTACCAATCGTCTCCACCACTAATCCCAGATCATTGGGAATCTCCAGCTCGGGGAACATGCCTGCTGGGGATTTTGCCCGTATGGTGTTGCCCATCCTATCCTCGGTAGTCTGGGTGATGAAGGAATACTTTGTCGCCTTTCTCTTGGGATCATACTCGGTGTTGGTATATAGCACCACGAGGAATAGACCTTCCAGTACGATCTTCTCATCCAGCATCCTGCCGATGGTCTTGATCTTGTAGACCCCCTTACGCTCATCTAGATCAGAATGCGACATGTAGATGAAGTTCTGGTCAGGTCGCAGGGCTATTCCAGCCTCTATGATGTCATAGATATGCTTACCCATCTCCGTGTATTTGTCGTAATCCTTACGAGTGCTTTTATCTACCCACTCCCCTGAGAGGATGTACTGCGCATCATCCACTACCACGTTCTTGATATCCTCACGCTCTGCCAGTTTATGGAGTAGACGGACAATGACTTCGGGGTCTCTGGTCTCTGCGTAGTTTTTGTTATTCTGATACGCAGACATGGAACCCTTGAACGGGAGGGGTTTGGCCTTCACGTTGATGATGGCCGTCTCTTTAGGGTTAAGCCCTTTGATACCCATTTCTGGTATTGCCCCCAGCGAGGTGGACTTCCCTGTTCCCGTATCTCCTAAAACTAAAATCGGTACTGCCATGCTACTTTGATGTTATGTTCTCTATGAAATTTGCCACATGCCCCATCGTTTCCATGAAGAGACCAGTCTTACTGCCCTGTATACATTCGTAGGCTGATATCGTGAAGCTGAAATTCCCGAAGAAGTAATCATGCCTTACCGTGACTATACACCCCCAGGTATCGCTTAGACCTTTCAGTAACCTCAGTAGGGAGTAGCTGAGAATCCTCATGTGGATTCCGCAATCCACATACTTATTGTTCAGGCTATGCTTGATGTAGAGTTCCTGCATGAATGTCTCCATCAGCAGATCGTACAGCTTGGGGTCTAGATCCTGTTTGCTGTACTTACGGTTCTCCTCCTCCTTACCATACCCCCAGACAGACAGGTCATACCATATTAGTTTTAGTGGTTCATCCATCTGAATCCAGTACTTCCCATTCTGCTCTTCACTCCTCACTGGGCGTACCCGTAGCACCCTATGCTTGCTGTCCGAGATGACAACGCCTTCTCCATTCACGGAATCCATCATCAGGCTGCATCCCATCTCTTCCAGCTCCTTCTTTAGACTCTCATCCGCACATAGGAAACTCTCCTCTACCTCAAATTTTACATTCTTCTCCATACCATTCCCCTGTTAAATCCACATACCCTTTCTCTATCTTTTTAAACTTTTGCCCACTGTATGAATTCCCCTACTTTGCCCATTGTCCGAAGGAACATGGTGTCCATATCTTGGAATGGGTACAGGTAGTTCTCCGCCGTCATCTCCACCACCACAACCTTCTCCGGGTAGCTGTGATGCACGCTCACGGGGCATTGCCATACTGCACACAGCCCCTGTAGAAATTGCAGCACGGGGTTGAACCTGCGGTCTATCCTTTTGAAGTCGCATATGGCGTAATTATTCTTCAGGCACTCTTCGATGTAGGCATCCTGCAGGAAGTACTCCATGAGGATGCCATACAGATCAGGTGCTATCTCCTCCTCCCTGTAGACCACATCCTCCAGTCCAGGGTTGATCTCGCTCACCCATCCCAGCGCGTAGAGCTTGTACCATTTGATGGAGGGGGGATTCGATATCTGAATCCAGTGGTTAGGCTTCTCATCCAGCGATTCTACGAGCCTTGCCCTGAGCACATTCCCCTCCGCATCCCTCACGATGACCCCCTCACCCCACACGCTGCCCATGATTTCTTTGCATCCGATGTCCTCCAGCCTCTCGCTGAGCGGCTTGGTGAATCCGATCTTCTCCTCTGGGATTCTCAGCACTATCTTCTTGTCTACCATTTTACTCCCCTTTTAAGTCCACATACCCTTTCTCTACTTCCATCCTATGGGCATACAGGAAGTCGTCCAGGATGTTTATCAACTCCGTGAAATGGTTGATACCCCCCCTGAAATAATCTATAAGCTCAAGGCTGAACTCTACCCTATCGCAGTAGAATAGGGGTATTTTCAGATCACAGAACGAGATGTCGAAGGTCTCCATGATCTTCTTCAGCATGCCCAGCACTGCGGGCAATGGTCTCACTGAACCCAACGCATTGCTCAGGCATCCCTCAAACTTCATGGAGAGCCTGGCCCATTCCCACAGCGTGAGGGTTTGCAGCAACTCCTCCATGAATGCGCTGCCTAGCGTCTTCTCCCCATCAACCACCTCCCCGCTCTCCTCCTCTTTCACCTCCAGCAGGTAGCCATTCATCCTGTTGTTTTCCGTTATGGACACCCACTGGCTACTCGTGCTGTACTCTAGGCTGTAGAATCGGATGGCATATCTATCCTCCTTCTCCTTTGCGCAGATTGTGAGATCTATCCACTCAAGGTCTTGGTTCGCGTCCCCATTGATCAGCCTGAATCCATACTTATCCACAACGCTGAAAATGGTTACGAAATCCTTCCCGAGATGTATTGGATCGAAGATCCATTTTATCCTTCTCTCTACCATGCCTCTATCCTTTCAAATTGCATTTCTCAAAACGTTTGGATTCCCCGAACATGTTCACGGCGAAATGCCGCGGGTAGGCGCAGTGCCTGCTCTCCACCAGATGGATGGTGCGTAGATTGGGATACAGCTCCTCGCCCCCCTTCCCCTTGATGGGGATGCCGAAATACTTTGTGAGGTTGTACCGTTCATCGTTGGGGTTGAACATGGTGAGTAGGTAGTCAGAATCCTCAGACACATTCCCAGACTCCTTGACATCATCCCCCGTGGGGTAGAGCTGGTCATCGAAGAGCTTGAGCCTCTCGGTGGATGTGAGGTTACGGTTGAGGTGGATGATGTGGACGAAGGTGTAGCCGCAGAGATTGCGCAGCTCCACCGAGTACTCCAGGTACTTGTCCACCGTCTGCTTGAGGGTGAAGTTCCTCTCGGGTATCAGCTTCCGCAGATGGTCGGTGACTATCAGGGTGAACTTCTCCTCGTCCTTGGGTAGATACCCTGTGATTCGGCTGTTGTGCTCACCCCCTTCCCTCACGAATTCCCCCTCGCTCTCCGCCTTCTCCCAGAGAAACTTGTAGATCCCCGTGGGGTTATTCCGGTGCTCTATCACATGGACAATCCCGGGCTTCAGCTGCCTGCCCTTGGCATCGTACTCCCCGAAGATGGGGATGATACGATTGTGGTACACCTCCTTCAGCCGTAGGTAGACGTTGTAGTCTATGAGGATGGTTCTCCCGCTGTCATCCAGCAGCCTGCCCCGCAGGTAGTCTGGGTTGATGGGAATTCGCCTCTCTCCTCCCCTGGTCACCCCCTCTGGTAGCTCCACGCTATCCATCATGTGGTCCTGCCATAGGAAGTAGGAGGCGAAATCAAACTCTTTGGACACCCGATCTATCTCGAATGAGAAATAGATGATATCGAGGTTGCCCCCCTTCCGCAGGGCATCCAGGTATGGTTGTATCACAAATCCGTAGTCCGTCAGCGTGGTCTTCCCCACCTTAGGGGCAGAAGCGATGGAGTATATCCTACGCCTCTGCAGCCCATTGAGGAGGGCATCCAGCTGTTTCAACCCTTCCCCCATGCTCAGCCCCTGGTTGCCACCCGCCTGACCCTTCTTGAACTCCTCTATGAAATTCATATCTCCTCTATCTTTTTACCCCTGTAGATGCGGAAGAGCCCATCCACGTAGGCGTACTGCAATCGCTCCCCCTCCGCCATGTCGTAGATGGGTCTCTCCACCTCTATCTCGGTCTCCCCGATGGGATTCCAGTCCCCATCGCACTGCTGGATGTGGATGTAGGGATGCTCTGCGTAGTCCACGGAGGCCATTCCCACCTGCTCCACGAGATCCTCGCAGCCTAGGAATCTTGCGTTGTGCCTTCTTCCTTCTCCTCTTTGCGCTTCTTCCTCCATTCGCCAATCTTTTTGAGCAGCTGCGCCAGGCTGCACTTCCCTTCCTTGGTCTGGTGGAGCAGCGCGATCTCCACGATGATGACCAGTAGCAGTAAACTATTCATGGTTGTGATGATTGGTTAATTTCCCCGCAAAGGTAGCAAATTATTTGCTCTTCCCCACATGCTTTTCTGGATGCTCCAGCACCATCCGCATGTGCTGGTAGAGGCCACGAGTCTCCAACCATAATATCCCCAGATCGGTGTGCTTACACATGTCAATGTAGATGCTCATGAGCTGTAGCTCATAGTTCTGGGCTGTGGCATACCGTCTCCCATCCACATCCACGAAGTCGGTCATCACCTCCAGCTCTGATCTGGTGACCAGATACCTCCGTTTCAGCAGATCCAGGTAGGCCAGCAGCGCCAAGGCTGGGGTCTTGAACCTGTAGCCATCGTGGATCTCCCGATGGGTCTTGCCATCGTAGACCCCAACATTCCAGATGTTGTTGGTCTTCACCGCCATGCCTGACACCCCCAGGTTGGATTCCACCCTGGCCTGGGCCAGCACCATCCTCACATCCACATCGTATAGAATACAGCTCTTAACTAGGAATCGGGCATCGAGGGGGGATTCCCTATCAGCCCATGCGGTGTAGCTTTCGATGTAGTAGTCCACGGCATCTATCAGCTCAGCCTCTAGGGTTTGGTAGGCCATGACCACATTCTCAGCTTGGATGGTGTCATGCCCCTCTGGAGGCCTGTAGCTATTCCCTGATAACCTGCCCGTCCTGTATAGCAGTATCCCCACGGCAAGCAGTAATGCTGCCGCGAGGATGGCGAGTAGCTGTAGCATGATATACCTATGTATCGTTGTTCTCCCCATAGAAATCAACAGGTTTACCCTCCAGCGCATCCACGAGATCCCCGATGGTGAAGTGGAGGTCGGTATGCACTTTATCCCATATGAAGAATATCCGCTCTCGCATCTCCTCCCCGCCATCCCGCTGGAAAATGGGCTTGATTAAGCCTATGGCGTAGTTGTGATTCACATACAGGATATCGCTGGGGAATCTGAAGTACAGCTCATCAAACCTGTCCCAGAATTTCAGCACTTCCTGCGTCTTGGCCTCCCTCTCTCCCTCCTCCTGGTCAAGTAGTCGGTAGTCGTAGGGCTTCACGTCTATGAGGAATCGTCTGTCTTTCACACTTACCCCCAGCAACCTGGCATCCTCCCGCCTGCGCCTGGCCATGTAGCGGCTGAAAGCCTCCTGATCCTTCAGGCTGCCACCCCCAGAGAGGTAAGCGATGATGTCTACCCCCCTGAGGACGGCGTAGCCCACAGCTAGGATGGTCAATGCGAGCAGGAGCATGATGCCGAAATCCTCCAACCAGCCCATCAGGCCTCCTGCGGTTTGATGATGGGGCTGTCCTTCTCAATATCGTGATCCAGACCCTTCCCATCTTCTTCTTTATCGCGGAAGATTCCCAGCTCCTTGCCCTTGGCGTAATCCAGCAGCACAAAGCCGTTCTTGAGGATCTCCTCACCCAGCTCTAGCTTGCCCACCATATCCTTGGGGGCTACTGCTATGTGGCCAGTGCGTTTGGGTTTCCCATGCTCCTGTTTCTCCCCATCCACAGCGATGAATAAGAATCCCTCCTCCATGTGCCTCTGGCACTCAGGGCACGGCTCCACGCAGTAGCCCAGCACGGTGCCCTCCATGGTCTTGAGGAAGGCAGCCCGCTTCTGCGAGGGGATGCTGTTGATGATATGCGGCCCCATCATCTCCCTGCCGCAGGCTGGGCATAGCTCCTTCAGCGTGGCCATCCCGAATATGGGTGCGCTTGGTTCTGCTGGCGTGATGCTCTCCTTCACTACCTCCGCCTCCTCGATCTTCTTGCTCGACATGCTTACTCCTTTCTGTTTATTTGATTACTGCAATTTACCCTTGGCGCATTCACTATGCGCCTTCATGATATCCGTCCATCCCTTCAGCTCGCAGCTCCATACCCCATCCCGTTTCTTGCGGATGAAGTAGTAGGGTCGCATCAGGAACTTGGGGTTGGTGTTGCTGATGTAGGCCCTGGTGGCCTCGAGGATGGTCTCCCTGTCCACGTCGGGGTTCTGCTCCATGAACCACGCCATGCGCTCCATGCACTCCCGCTTCTCCACCACGATCCTGGGGTTAGCCTTTCGGAAGAGGGGGATGTACTCGGTGGCCACCCACTCCAAATCCCCCATCCGCTGCTGCTGATGATCCAGCTCATCCACTATGACATCCACCACTCTCTGGGTGGCTAGCCCCCCCAGGCTGGTGACTATCCCATGGGTTCTGAGGTAGAGGATGGCGAGGATGACATCGTAGCCCACATCCTTGAGCTTGGTCTCACACCGTTTGGCGATGCCTATCAGATCTCCATCAATAGCATTCATCGCACTCGACATGTTTACTCCCAAAATTCTCCAGCGTCATTTTTGTCCACTCCTCCTCCCGCGTCCCCTCCATCTGCATGATGAAGATGTGGGTCTTGACACCATCATTCATGAGACCACGGCATATCTTCTGGGTAGTGTACCCATTCCTGTCTGAATCCGCCTGGTAGATGATGATGTTCTGCACTCTTGGCAGCGTAAACCCCATGCTTCCCGTATTTACCAAGTATAGGAGATCTGATACCCCGTTGATGAAGTTGGTCAGCGCCGTGGCATTCTTGGACTTGCTATGGTAGGCATGATGCCTCCCCAAGCTATTGGCTGTGGCTATATCAGGGCAGAAGACCACCACCCGCTGCTTGCCCTCCCCGTTGAGATGATGCAGCAGATTCATCACCTCTACCCCCTTGGTCTTGCATTTGGCCAGCATTCGTTTCCGTTTCAGTAGCAGGGACTTGTAGTGGTTATCGTAAGTCACTATACTGTCTATCCGATGGCATAGGGCTTTGTACTCCGCCTTCTCCTCCTCGCACATCCTCAATCTTATGACGTGTATGCTGTACTCCGAGAGGATGCCTCTATCCACTGCATCCTCTATGCCCAAACCGAAGATGGTAGTGAGCCATAGCCTGCTGAAGATCTCTAGCTTGGCTGAATCCCTAGTTGGTGTCCCCGTCATAGCTATCAGCTGGTTGCACCTTAGACTACCATTCAACAGCCCCTCGGCATTCCTCTCCGTGATGCACTGTTCCTCATCCAGTACTATCAGGTCATAGTGTCCATGCTTGGTCGGTAGGGAAACCCAAGTGGTGATCTCCAGTATCTCGGAATTGCCCTTCCACTTGCGGAATTCAGAGGGGATATCCACATCTGCCAGCCTCCTATTAGGTGTAACCCACAGCACAGACCCTATTCGACCCTTGGAATGCTTGAGTATCTGGATGATAAGCCTTGTCTTGCCAAATCTCGGGGCTAGATGAATCCTCCCAGACAGACCACCCGAGGCCAGCTTAAGGGCCAGCTGCTCGATTAGCTCCTCCCTGTACTCATTCTCCACCATGGCCTGCCGTGTCCCTATTGAGGTTCTCCCGCAGGATGTCGAGGATAGTCCCTGCGGGGATGCTGAATCCCGATGCCCTAACCCCGTCATCCGTGAGGTTCTCCAAGCGGAAGATGAGGTTGAGGTTACTGTCTAGATCTCCTGATTTTATCAGTCCAGAATCTCGTAGCAGCGATCCCCATTCGTAGAACTGCAGGCTCTTGGCATAGACCCCGCTCTGCATGGTGAGAATCCTTACCAGCGCCTTCTCACGCTCCATATCCCTGCGCAGCTCCTGGCAATCCCTCTCCAGATCCTTGATGCGGATGCTGTTGAACCTATGCCCTATGTAGCCTGCCACCCATACGGATAGGCAGAACAGTAAAACATATCCCGTTTTCATCTCTACGCATTAGTTGAAACCCGCATTGCCCTCCATGATCTCATGCCATGTCAGGTTACCATTCACAAATCGTTCAAGTATACATTGTGGTAGCGCATCCTCTAGCACATCGTGGTCCCATACCTGTATACGCATGTTGTCTATACACTGCCACATCCTGCTGTACTGCGCTGAATCTATCATATTCATCTCCTGTAACGCCCTACCCAAATTTTGCGTTGCAATCAAATGTCTATACATCCTTTGATCCAGGGCTACCAGCTTGGCCATCGCATCCGCCTCCTTGGCCTTCCGCATGACACTATTATGCTGGTACTGAAACCAGCTGAATGTCGCGATATACAGCACAGCAAATAGCGCAATGATCCATGTTTCCCTCTTCATTTCCCCTCCTCCTAGTAGTTCATGATTAGCAGCTCGGTGACGGGCTTCCTCCCCTCACCATTACGATTGATGCTATACCTCGTGGTCACCGTCTCAATCCTACAGTCCTGGAATAGCACCCGGTTGATCTCGCAGTCATTCAGCGACAGCATGAATCTGACATCACCCTTGAGATTTCTCAGGTAGTCCCGTAACTCTATCAAATCCTTCAGGCTCCAGCCATCCCGTGTGTACTCCATGAAACCCTTCCTGTCGAACTGCAGGTAGGGAGGATCCAGGTAGGTGAAGGTCTTGGGGTAGGCCATCATGGCATGCTTCAGCCTGTCCCAACCCCCGCCGATGATCTCCACATCCTTTCGGCTCAGGTAGCCCGCCACATGCTGCAGGTTATCGAAGTCAATTAAAGGGTGACGTTCCCGCTTCCCGTAGGGGGAATTGAAATCCCCGCTGGAGTTTTCCCTCCACAGCCCGTTGTAGCTCAAATGGTTGAGGTATAGCACGCCAATTGCCCTGTTATCTGGGGTCAGGCTGCCGTTGAACACATTCCGTACCCTGTAGTACTCCTCCTCGCTCTGATCCATTGACAGTATGTGCAGCATCCTCATCATCCCATGCACATTCATGGCCACCATCTGGTACAGGGTGACGAGATTCATGTTGGTATCGGAGACCACGGCCCTCTTGGGCTTCAGTCCTAGCAGCACGCTGGCATCTCCCAGGAATGGCTCTATGTAGAATCGATCCTCGAAGTCCTCGGGCAGCAGCCTCTTGATATCCTTGAGCAGCTTACTCTTCCCTCCTGCCCACTTGACGATGGGCTTCAGCTTTACATCCATCTTTCTTTCTCCTTTGTTTTAATGGCACTCCGAGTAGGTTCTACCCCAGCTCACGGAGATACCTATTGGGACATTCAACCTCAACTTCTCGTTGGCCATGTCCATGGCCTTCCTTACCGCAGCATCCACCCTATCCCTATCCTCCCTCCTGCATACGGTGAGATGCTCATCGTGGTACTGTAGCACCACGTGGGTATCGGGTATATCCCGCAGCAATCTTCTGTAGCACATCAGCCAGGTGTCGAATACGAAGACCCCTGTGCTCTGGTTCAGGGCGGAGAACCTATCCTTATCCGCTCTCAGCAGCAGCCAGAACCCCGACACAGGATTGTAGAAGAATCTCTGCAACCCCCTCACGTAGGGCAGATTGATCTCAGTGACTATCATGCTCTGCATGATCTCCCTGACGGCCCAATTCCTTTTCCAGTAGGTGTCATGCAACTGCTGCGCCTCCTTCATAGTGCCACCCAAGGTCTCCTGTAGCTTGGCCACCCCCACCCCGTAGACGGAGGAGAAGTTCACCTGCTTGGCCTTGTGCCGTATGGTTTTCAGCCGCTTGTACTCCCCCATTTCCTCGGGGCTGGCCTGCCCCCCATTCTTAATCCTCAAGAACAGCTCCGCCTCCTCCCTCGTCATCAGCCCTGAGAGGCTGGCTATCTCCACGTGGGGATCATAGCCCTCCACCCGCATCTCCCTGACGTAATCGGGGTCGAAGAAATGGATGTAATGCTGCTTGGTACTGTCCTCTAAGGCTGAGACATCGCAACCGCACAGGATATGCCTATCATCTGGTGTTACCAGCAGCCCTCGTATCTGTTCCCCATATGGTTTGTCCACGGAGGGGAGGTTGACGCAGGGCTTGGAGTGCTGTAGCCTCAACGTAGAGGTCAATCCGTGGGCGGTGGCGTACACCTTCCTATCGTAGTCTTTCCCATTGAATGCGACATCAAGGAAGGATTTAAATAATCCGAGCCTATGCCGCAACATGTAGAGATTGTCCAGCTCCCCGATCTCTGGATGGTCTGGGATGAGATCCCTCACGGATTGCGAGAGCCTGTCTCCATCCATCACCTGGGGGATCTTCTCCCCCGTCTGCTTTGATGTTTTGTGGATGTTGGGCTGCCACCCCAAGGATAGCAGCCAAGATTTGAGCTGCTCCACGGAGGTGGGGTTACCCATCTCGTAGATGCCCTCGCTATCCTTGGGCAATCCATACCTCTCCAGCAATGCGAACCACCTCCTGCCCACCTCCGACAGGCTGCCATCCTTCTTGTAAACCTTCTCGGGTCTAGCCCTCAGCAGCACTCTAGGCATTTTGATGGCTATCCGCTGGCACTTCTCCTCGATGAGGTACTCCAGCTCCAGCCTGCCCCTCTCGCAGGCTTCTAGGTCCAGGGTGATGCCCACCTGCTCCTGCTCCCTCAGGCACTCCATCTTGAAGTTGAGGTAGCGGATGAAGCCCATAATGGATCTATCATTCCCTTGGTAGAGCCGGCTCAATATCCTCCACAGCACTTGGAATAGCCTGGCGTTGATCTCCACATCTTGCTGGCATCTATAGATGTAGTCCTCCAGCCCCTGCGATGACCAACTCTTGATCTCGGGCTTGACCACACCCAGCCGCTCCCCCCAGTCCTTTAGCCCATGCCTGAATCCCTTTAGGGCGTACAGGGCCTGGGACATGGGGAGGGTGTCCGCAACTGGTGTCCCCTCTGGTATGGATGCACCAATCAGGCTCTCCAGCAAGGGTAGATCATACCGTATGATATTGTGGCCGACCAGCATCCCATTATCTGGGTTCTTTAGGAATGCCCGCATCTCCCTTGGCGATGTGATGGCATCCCTACCCAACACCTGCCCATCCTCCATGCGGTAGTAGCATAGGCAGTGGATTCCATCCGCCTTTCCCAATAGCCCGTTGGCCTCCACATCGAATACCGTGAACCTCATCGATTGCCTTCCCTCAATATCCTGTACTGCTCTTCGAGCAGCTCCTTCATGCAGTCATTCATGGGATTCTTGTACACCAGTCCATCATCCCCCATTATTTCCCTGAACCTGCCATCCGCATCAATGCAGTAGAACCTGTAGGTATCCCGCCAATGCTCCAGCCCGTCGAGCCTGTCCTTCAGCTGGCAGTTGGATAGCATGTGCAGCACGTAGGGGCTATGTGTAGATATCAATACGGGGTGCTCTTGGTCCAATGCCCAGTCTATCCAGTACATTGCCTCGGCTACTTGCTCCTTGGGGCTTCTATGATCCTCTGGAAAGTTGACCATCCTCACGGGGAAGGTGCCGTTGCTCCATTCCTCATCCTTGAACACGCCACCCCATGCACCAGCCCTCACCCGCGTCCCTGGCTTCTGGCCATCGCAGACCAGGATGAAATCCTCATAGTTCACGATGCCATCCCAATCCCCGCTCTGGGCTGCATTCAGGCAATCCAGCCAGGTCAGCAGCCTGTAGCCGCTTTCGCTGGTCAGCAGGGTGATGAGGCCACCCTCAAGCCTGCCCTTCCTCGTGATTAGTTCCCAATCCCCTTTCATCTTTGGTCTCCTCTTTTTTCTCCTCTACCTTCTTGTAGCCCATCAGCAGTAGGTTGGTGTACTGGTTGCCGTTCTTCTCCGTGCCCTTAATCCTGAAGTAGAAGGTGTAGGGTTCTCCCTGCTGCAACATCTCCACCCATTTTAGCCTATCGCCCATCGCTTCCAAGAATAAGATCCCGCTATCCTCGGTCTCCACCGCGATCTTCCCAACCTCTAGGGGTTGGCATCCCTCCTTGGTGAGGGTCCTGGTCGGGTAGAATCTCACTATCCTGCCCGTTGCCGTGTACTGTCTTGTGCCTGCCATTTCTTGCTCCTTTCATCCATGCGGCATGTATACTATCAATCTGTCAGAGGGTCTAGTCACTGCCGTGTACAGCAGCCGTTGCCTCTCCTTCCCATCGGGATTCCTCAGTATGTCCCTGACATCCACGATGGCTGTGCCATAGGTGCTGCCCTGGGACTTGTGCACTGTGATGGCATGGTTGTATTTGAACCTTGTGAATTTCTCCGCAAAGCTATAGTATTCCTTCCACTTGACCAAACCCCTGGCGCATTTTTCCTTCAATGCCCCCATGATTCTCCTCAGCTTCTCCTCATCCTCACGGGTCACGATGGTCAGCGGCTTTACCCTCCCTCTGGGCATGGCGAGGTAGACGTTGAGCTTGACATCCCCCAGCTTGGGAAGGCTGTAGATCTTGATGGTGGTGGCCAGCCTGCCTATGGTGATGGTCTCGTTGGTGTAGTAGTCCCCGTAGGGAGCATCCAGGGCTATGGTCTCCCCCACCTCCAGCTTATTGGGATAGCCTCCATACAATCGTCGTCTAACCTGGATATTCATCCAGTCTATCTGGGCATTGGTCCACCCTAGGTATTTGCAGGTGTCATCCCCATTGGCTTTTGCCAGCAGCTCCACCACCTGGTGGACATCCTTCGTGGTAGTTACAGTATCACCCATCTCGATGGGTTTACTCTGCCTGGCGTAGACTTCTAGGGCGTGTATACTGCGGCTTACCCTGATGATGGGGTTGCCTTCTGCCTGCCTCACGATTCCTTTTAGCTCTACATGCGAAAACCCTGATCTGAACACAGGGGAAAAAGATTCCCCCACAGGGTTGAGCTGCTGGGAATCCCCTAGGAAGAGGATGGGGATGGTATCGCCCACCACCCTCTCAAGGAAACCCAGCAGCTCTGACCCTATCATGGAGGCCTCATCTATCAGTAGTATCCTTGTCTCTCCCAGCCAATCCAATTCTGCGTGGGGGTTAGGCCTGAAAACCACCATCCCCTGTCCTTCATCCACCTCACCCCGTATGCCCAGCAGGCTGTGCAGCGTGACTCCATGGATGGGAATGCCATACTGATTCAGCTTGCCCTGTATTACAGCTACGGCCTTGTTGGTGGGGGTCGCCACCTGGATCTCATTGGGGCTGTACCCATCTTCCAATAGGGAGGCTATCAGGGCGCATAGTAGGTGGGTCTTCCCTGTGCCAGCAGACCCCTCCAGCAGGATTCTACCCACTCCTTGTCGAAGGAGACCACGTAGGCTATCCAATCGTTCCTGCTGCTCTCCATTCAGGATTGGAACCACATGATTGTTGTGGTCGATCCCATCTAGTTCTAGCCTATCATTCCCGAACATTGCTCAGCCCCATCCCCTGCTTCTTCTGCATTAGTATGGCCTCGAATAGTATCTTCAAGTCAATGCTTAGATAGAACAATTTCTTATCCTCAAGATTATCCTCTGCTGCAAGTATATTAACGAGATTTGTGACTCTTCCCACGAGCCAGTCCAGCTCCCTTTCTCTGCTTTTACACAGGAAGGATTCCATTCTTTTTACTGCATCAACATCCCCATTGATTCTCTTCATCTCTTGGAACAGACTAGCAATTGCCCAAATCAAAGAAGTGCACAGTAGCACCTCTTTGGTTTGCAGCTCTTTGTCTAGCTGATTGATCATCTCGTTGAAAACCCTCGATACATTTTCTTTATGGTCTATCCCGCTGGGGGGATTTCTACGAAGTTTTAGGAATGTCTCGTATAATCCATTCAGCTCTTCCTCCCCATTCTCATTGCGTAACCATGAGTCAAAGTCATTTATTATCCTTTCCATCAGAAAGGACAGCCTATTTTGGACTACCTTCTTTTTCAGATCGTGTGACATTATGACAATCTTAGTTTTAGGTTCTCTACATTCTGTAACCACTTTAACCTATTCTTTCTACCTATCATTCCTCAGATTCATTCTCTACTTTCTATTCCTTCTCTAACTTATCCTCAACTAATCATTGTATATGCTCTTCTCCCATTTCCTCTTTAGATGCCCCACGTAACTCCTGATGCTCTCCATCAGCTTGAAGGTGTAGTTGTTGGACTTGACATCGTAGTAGTACCACCCCAGGTATCGGTTGTAGTAGGTCTCCAGCCGATTGAGGATCAGATCCTCATCGAAATTCTTGAAGACATCCATCAGCACCCCGCCGAATTCTGCCACCTGTTCTGGACACATGGGGAATCTCATGATCATCAGGCTTGGGATGTGCAGCAGCACCTGCTGGATGAATTCCGCCCTCGGCTCCTTTTCATCTTCCAGCGTGTAGACCATCCACACCATCTTCTCCATCATCCTGTCGGGGTGGTCTGCCTCCTGGTAGAGTGGGTCTCTATGCGGTAGACGAAATCCTCGTGCTCTTCTCCTGGCCTTTTGGTGGAAATCGTTCCACATCCATTCTGGCCGTCGTATAGCCTTACAAAGCTACCCAACGTATCGCAATAGGCGTTCTCAAGCTGATCAATTTGCATTCGTATGCCCATGCTATTCCTCCTTCGTTTTATCATCCAGTAGATCCATCAGTCTCTTCGCTGCATCTAGGAATCTGCTGAGGTGTGTATCCTCAGCGTCTTTTGGCTTTGCTGCCCCTATCGTATCATATACGTAGTAGTCCTCACTCTTTATTCCCACAACAAACTCCAAGGGTGGCACAGAGCTGATGTAGTCGTAGTATCGTAGCCGTTTGTTCTTCACCTCGATACCCAGAATCCTCATGACATCCAGCGTGAGCCGGTACACCAGCTTGGTGCACTTTCCTAGGACATCATGATGTCCACCCACCTTGTAGTCCTCGTAGATGGACAGGCTCAGGTCGAGGAGTGTGAGGGTCTTCATGTACTCGGTAATGGGCAGGTAGTAGAATTCACCCTTTTCATCATACTCCCAGAACCCCCTTACATCGTGATAAACGCTGATCTTTCCATACATATCCACCATCACATCGTAGAGATTCTCCAGCCCTCTGACCACATCCCCATACCCATCTTTTACACTTATTTGCAGCTTTCTCTTCTTCATATCCCCATGTTTTATTTGCCAGAATTATTCATGATCCATTCGTCAAGTTGCAGCAGATTTACCAGCCTGTAGCACCAGAGAGATATCCCATCCAGCCTATCTACTAGCGCATCCTTCTTGAAGCCATCCAGCTTCTGCATCTGGCTGAATACCCATTCTTTCTGTAATTCACACATCTCGGGATCTAGCAGACATCCACCGTTCTTGAAAAACCTCCAACCCATATCCTTTCTCTTCATCCTATCGCTTTTAAACCATTGGCTCATCCTATTGAGAAACCTTGCCCTGGCATCCTCCGAGTATCGCTCCATGGAACTTACCTCTAGCCTATCTGTGTGTAGCCCGAAGATTTCTAGGATAATCCCCCACATCATGATTCCACGCCTACTGCCCAGCGCCATTTCCTCCAGATTCATCGGCATTTTTATCAGATCCACCAGCCAGGGGTTGTACTGGTAGTCTGCAATCTCTACCCCGTCTTCCTGCCATACCACCAGGCATAGGATCTCCCTTAGGATTCTGTCCAGCGCAATATCATTCTTGGCGACTTTCCATGTAGGGCTGTATGGATGCCATAGATCGTTGAACCCCCTTTTGATGGCTTTGGCAATACCATTTCTGATGTCATCCAGATTCTTACCATTCGCTATATGCTCCGCAAGCCTGTAGAAATCCCTACTCGTTACCGCATCAGAGCTGTTCCATTCGCTTTCCATACTTTCCATCAGCACTCCGAAGCTGTAGAGCTTCTACCCAAGTCGCTGCAATCTGCCCACTTCCTGTTTCTTCCACTTTGCCTTCTCTGTAAACATCGCCTTCTCCCTTTTGCGTATTGCGGGCTAATGGGTTTTCATTCCTGGCTATCCCCAACATCCCATTGACCCTAATCAAAATTCTTCGCAGTCCAAATCGAACCCATCAGAATTCCACATAGCGTATTGCTAGGCTACCCCTACCCATGGATGGGGTTGTCTGGTGGTTGGATGGGCAAGGGTAACCCCACGCGCCACCCCTCCCCGAAATCCCAACTCCCGCCATTACCCTGCACCCCACCGCGAAGGTAATCAATTTTTCCACGTGAAGACCCATACCCCACCCCCAGAAAAAGCATGGCATGCCCGATGGGTGGGCATGCCATGCAGTCTACGCGTCAATGCGGGTTAGAAGGGGCAGTCGTCAGCTACACCAACAGCTGGGGCTGGATCATCATTGGTTTGATCATCAGCAGCCTGACCCCCATTGCCCAGCTGCTGTCGAGCCTCGGCCAGCAGGGACTGCGGGGCCCAGCAGTTATTGGGGTCACAGGCGTTCACATCCTCAACGCCCTCCATGCTGAAGTAGACATCGCGGTAGCGAATCCTACCCATGTCATCGAGGATGAGCTGACCCGCCAGCTTGTGGCTGCTGGGGTAGCGGAGAGCCTGCCTGTTGGCGCGCTTCTCCATGAACTTCTGCCGCTCATCATCTGTTTGGCAGTTGCTGAGGAAACGCCGATCATCCTCGGAGAGGATGGGCTGGTAGCTCATGACCCGATACAGCCTACCACCCTTTTCATTGGCGGTGGTTACAGCCTGCTCTACCTGCGCCCTGGTGTAGTGATCAGGCACCATCACGAAGGCCACCCGATGCTCAACCCGCTCCCGCTTCTCCTCGCCAAGGTTGAACTCCTTGACTGAAACGAGGGAATCATTGAGGTCGTTCTCCACCTTCTGCTTGGGCACGTAGTCAATGGTGGTCACCGTCTGCCGCAGCACGGCAGTCTTGGTGTGTTCCTTCTGGAACTGACCAACACGGATATCGCCAAGGGTGATGTCGCTGTACAACTTCTCGGTGCGAATGCTATTGCTCTTTGCCATGATTTTGTAAGTTTTAGTTTAGGCAAATTAAACAATGGAACTGAACTGAAAAACGAAAGAACGGTAACGGCAAAGCCACGGGACATCCAGCTAGTAATCCCAGCTGTAGCTGTGCTGCTGCGCCTGCTCCCAGAGCCCGCGCAGCCTATCCTCGCTCCAGGTCAGGCTGCCATCCTCGGCCTGCACCATGCAGGCCGCCAAACCAGCCTGCAACCCACGGTAGCTGGCCTCGTAGTAGCCATGCCTATCCCAGAGCTTGACCATTTCGGCCTGATTGCCCTCGGCAATCATGGCCATCTCCATGCGGCGCATGGCATCCCTGAGCTGCTCCTTGCGCAGGATCAGCCCAGAGACCATATCCTCCACGCTCCCCATGGCTACGCCCCCAGGAATATCAGGAGCATTAGACTTAGCCCCGCCGACAGAGTCAGCTGAGCTCCTATCATCGCCACCTCCCCAGAGGTGGCAAGGGGACGCTTGATCCCCTTGGTCAGATTGATCGCCATAGCAGTAATAGTTTTATGGCATTCAACTTTAGCGGCAATACCAAGCCCTGCCGCACAGGCTGAAGAATGCGAATCAATAGGGCCAAGCCAGCAGCATGCGCCACCAACCTGACCCAACCCAAGATGGGGTTGTCTGGTAGACCCCTCAAATTGGTCAATGCCAACCATGGGAGCCACCAAACTAAACCCAACCCAGAAGAATCCAATCCAATCCCCGCGCTCACCTGTGGCCATACTACATACCCGTAACGAAAATGTGTCTGTCACATTTGTTACAGTAAATGGGGTGAGAGGTGATTATCAGCCGCTTACCTACATCCACATGCCGCAGGATTGCGCAAAATACATAGGAAAACTCCATGCGTGTGCTGTGGCATGTACCTATGGGTGTAACAGACTGAGTACCCGGGGTTTGAAAAGGGAAACCAGGGTGTCTTGTAATAACCTTGTTACTAACAGGGTTATTACAAGACGGGTAATGGGGCTAGGGTAATGTGGGTCAATCCCCTGAGGGCTACCCCATTGCGCTTACCCCTAGGCCCAATTGCCCTGCCCAAACCCTATACCCCGATGGGGTTGTGCTGGTGTGGGGTTACCCGACATCCAAACCATCAGCCTGCACCACCAGCTACCGGCTGGCTGCCACCCATACTCAGCTGGGGTTGTCTGGTGGGGGGGCTTCCCCTCCCCATGTACACACGGGGAGAACCACGTGAAAATCCACGTGAAGACCCTCCTGAGGGGTTCAGGGGGATGGGCAGCCAGGTGGGGTGGCTGCGGGGTAGGCGGTGGGTGGAGAAGGGGGAGTAGGAGAGGGTGGTAGAGGGGGGGCTGGGTGGTGTTGCCTGGCCATGGGGCAGGGGCTGCATCCTATGCAGCTTGTGTCCAGATGGGTGTTGTCTGGTGGGTTTTCCACTGTGTTAAAAAATAATCCCAGCCGGTGGGGGCTGGGATTATCTCTAGGCTATTGGTGGCTACCTATCCCAGTACCAGGCTGGGATATCCTTGACCACATCTGCGAGGCATCTGTAGTCACACATGGAGCCCTCCCCGAGGATGTCTAGCTGGTCAGCCATCTCCACCAGCAGACGATACTCTATCCAGGATACATTGCTCCCCTCAAGGCTATCGCTCAGGTAGTTCAGGAAGGTTCTCACAGTATGCAGGGTGCTGAGCATCCAGCCCGAATCCTCAGGCTTATACCTGTCATCCACATGCCCATTCTCCAGGTCATCCAGGAGGTAGTCTACCACCTTGTCAGCCTCCTCATGGAGGCTGGCTGCCTGCGCAGTGTAATAGCCTGGCTCCTTGTGCAGATCATACTCCACCCAGAGGAAGAAATTCCCGCACTGGTTGCGGTTTTCCACTAGGAGGATGGCATCTGCCATCCGCTCTAGGAGGCGGTTGGGTATGCTATCTAATGCGGCCTCCTCTAGAGTGTGGGCCATAGCATCAGCGGCAATCCCAGCGTCCTGCCATTCTAGATCCTTGCAGTGCTGGAAAGCGGATTTTAGTTTCGGGAGAAGCTCGGGGTAGCGGTTGGCCATATAGGCATTACGGGACTCTTGGGATAGGAACGTTGCTTCTTGCATGATTGAAACTGGTATTTGGATCTGTTATCGGAAACTGTTGATTCACAATTCAAAAGCCCTAGACACGATGGGGTTGTCTTGGGCTGTGTGGCTAGTACTCATCCTCGTAGGACTCCTCTTCTTTTCACGGAAACACGGTGTCCCATGTGCAGGGACTGGCTTTCTGTTGTCTACATGTTCTTCTGAGTTTTGGTTGGCAGACTATGTGGGGGCAGCTTCGCTGTGCTGCCCTCCTGTCTTAGTCAAGACGGGGTTGTCTGGTGCTGAGCTCCTTTTTACGGCCCTGGATTTCTCCTCTCAGCTTTAGGCTGGGGGGGCTTACCCCAAGCGTGAAAAGGGGGGAGGGGGATTGATGTGTAGATCACGTTTACGCATCTACCAAGAGTAAATTGAGATCGCGTTTACGCATCATTAGAATGAGCTATGGAGTTGCATTTATGTATCACTAGGTTGGACTGAGTTCTCGGGTTTGGGGTGGGTTGGAATTCTTGTTATCGGGTTGTGGGATGACGGGTAGCTTGGGTTGGATGCGGAGGGAGGGTGCGGGTGGTATATGCCGTTTTTGGGCATTTTGAGAGGCCATTTGGCGACTTTAAGGTTTGGGGCAGTTAATCATCCACCTAAACTCGGATGGGCTGCGTATGGTGGCTGGGAATGGGCTGGGATTTACCTAGGAATCCATATGGGTTCTATGGGGTTTGGATGGTAGGGTTGGTGTTTCTGCTTGGAGACCAAAAGCAGGGAATACCTCAAAAACGCGTTTTAAGGGGTCATTTGGCGACTTTCTCCCTCAGGGTGGTATAGTTATCCACCGAGGTGGAGAAAGTCGCCAAATCGCGCTGCAATTGCCTAAGAAGTCCCTCCCCCCTACTAACCCCCTTGAGGTTTCCCCCTATCCCCTCCCCCTGATGTCCCCCCTTAATCCCCCTCTGATGGTTTCCCCCCACACCCCCTTTCCTTAATACCCCCTATAGTCCCCCTTTTAACCCCCACTCTAACCCCCTTCCTAACCCCCTTTACACCCCCCTCTTCAAGACCTTACTTTTCTTTTTTTCTTTTTTACCAGTATGACTGTAAAGAACTATATAGCTTTATAAAGCTATACAAACGCGCGCGTGTACACGCGTAAGTTAGCACGTTTTCGTTTCATATGCAAGCCTTTTGAAAAATTTTTCCGAAAATTTTTTTTTCTCGGGTGGATGCCCTAACTTTGCCCCGACAAAAAACTCGGGGAGAGGAGATGCGCATCATTCAGAAAAGGCTGTTCGTGGGCCGTGAGGATTACTACCTGGTTCACCTCAACATCATCAACCCGATGCTGCCCTCCCACATGACCCCGATGGAGATGAAGACGCTGGCGGCCTTCATGGCCGTGGAGGGTTTCGACGGGGATAGGTTCGCCTCCACCCCCAGGAGGCTGATCAAGGAGAAGCTCAACCTCACCACCAAGAGCCTCTGCAACCACCTGTCCAGCTTGGTGGCCAAGGGGTATCTGAGGCGGGATGCGGAGAGGAGGACGCTTGTCATCCACCCGGCCCTCATACCAGACGGGGGGAAGCAGGGGTATCAATTCAGATTGGAGATCGGGGATGAAGCACGTCAAGAATGACCTGATACCCGCCTTCTACGAGGCGATGGAGGACAAGGGCAACCTCACCCTTGCGGAGGTGGAGGAGGCCCTATTGACCCCGTGGCTGGCGCTCAAGGAGGGGACGGACACGGGGTATCTGCCCATGTTCCGATTCCAGCACTTCGGGTGCTTCATGGTGCGGTTGGGCAAGGCTAGGCATCTCCTGCGGGAGATGGAGTCCAGGCGGGGCATAGAGACGGGGAGGAAGCTGGAGCGCCATCAGCGGGAGATTGTGATGCTCAGGGATTACATACAGCGGCAGGAAGCCAGGGAAAACGCAGGGAGACATGAAGATTCGGGAGATGTTGAGAAGGATGACGATTAGGGATGCTTGGGCCTACATCACGGGCAAGCTCAGGTACACGCTGTACAACAGCCAACTACGGTTCCTGCTGCCACTGAACATCTGCCTACAGTACGAGTTCCGCCTCAAGATCATGCGGAGCAAGTGCTACAAGCAGGGGTGCTGCGAGGTATGCGGATGCGATGTCCCCGACCTCCAGATGGCGGCCAGGAGCTGTGAGGGCAACTGCTACCCCCCATTCATGAAGCCAGCCCAGTTCTCCATGTTCCTGGCTGGTGGCAGCGTGGAGGTCAAGGGGCATAAGTGGAAGATGGAGTTCGAGTTCCACACCATACCCGCCGAGGTGCGGATCTTCAAGGATGACGAGAAGGTGCATGTGCGTGAAATATTCGTGGAGGAAGATGGAAGCATTTCAAAGTAGAGAGCAGGATCTGGGAACGCTGGCTGAGGAGTCGGAGGTTCGGGTGGCATTTCCCCTCAAGGATAGCATCGGGTTCCCAAAGATCGCAAGGCTGGAATCTTCATGCAGCTGCACCGATCCCATGATGGATGTGGAGCATCGGCAGCTGGTGGCCATCTATGACACTGGCAGGGTGCCGCCCCATCTCAGGCAGCGGGGCTACAAGGAATCGACCAAGTACATCCGTGTGGTGTATGAGGATGGCTCGGAGGAGATCCTCTCCTTCAGCGCAAAGGTAAAGGCAAAGGGCATATAGCATGGCAGAGAAGATGAAGTTCACCCCCGTGTTCGACAATGGGCATGGGGGCAGGATCGGGGGGCAGTACCAGACCCCTGGCAAACGGTCACCCCAGTGGTTCATGGGGGTGCTGTACGAGGGCTGTTTCAACCGCTGGGTGGTGAATCGGCTCATGGAGCGCATGGACAGGGAGGGCCTACCCTACTACCATGTCTCCCCAGAGCTGGTGGACACCCCGCTGGCGGATAGGGTGAAGCGGGCCAATGGCATCACCAACCAGGCGGGCTACCCCTACCTGCTCTCCATCCACGCCAATGCGGGGGGCGGGGAGGGCTACGAGGTCTACACCTCCATGGGCCAGACCAAGTCGGATGCCATCGCCGATATCTTCATCCAGGAGATCGGGGATGAGCTGCCAGACCACCCATTGCGCAGTGACACCTCGGATGGGGACAGGGACAAGGAGGCCAAGTTCTACGTGCTGGAGAACACCAAATGCCCTGCGATTCTCATTGAGGTGGCCTTCATGGACAACGACACCGACTACCGCAAGCTGTGGTCCGAGGCCTTTCTGGAGCATGTGGTGAACGCCCTGCTCAGGGCCATCAAGAGGCTGCATGAGGAGGGTATCTAGCCATGTCGCTGCTATTTCGTCTGGAGGGGGTCTCGGTGAGGCCCACGGAGGAGGCCCTGATGGTGGAGCCCTTCGCCACCATCTGGTCCAGGGATGGCAGTACGGATAAGGGCAGGGCGCTGAAGGAGCTGGCCTACATCGAGTTCGTGGCCTCCATGTTCAGCTCTAACCCCTACAGGCAGTACCCGGAGAGGGAGAAGCCCGAGGTGGTGGCGCAGGGGGTCTTCAATGCCCCCTACAAGCCCGATAAACTGGTGCTGAAAGGCATTGAGCTGTATAGGCAGATGCAAACCATAGGGTCGGAATCCTACAGGCACTACATGAACGCCAAGCTGGCGGCAGAGAAGACCAGCGATTTCATCAGGGGGATCGACCTATCACAGCTCAACCCCAAGACCATGAACCCTGTCTACAAGCCTAAGGATGTCACCGACTCCTTGGTCAAGATCGAGGAGGTCATCTCCAACCTGAGCGCGCTGAGGAAGCGTGTCAGCGAGGAGCTGTTTGAGCATGTGAGGACAAGGGCGCAGAAGAAGATCTCGCCATTTGCCGATCCCGAGAGCCTCAAATGATGGATAGCGTCAGGAATGCGGAGAGTATCTGGGTGAACAGCAGCCCATTCCGCGAGGAGGCGAGGAGATTCACCGAGAGCGGGTTCTACTGCCAGGAGGCAGCAGAATCCGCAAATTGGTATACGTACTGGAGGGAGCAGCGCAGGCGATGCATGGAGGGCTACCAATCCTCGGGGGCGAGGATCACGGGGGATCACTACTTCTACCTCAACTTCTGCCAGATAGAGCGGGTGCTGGACACCAGCCATCGGATCACCAGAAAGGTGACAGGATTCCCCGACTTCTGGGATGGGGACTACAATTACTTCTGGGTCAGGGAGATCGCAAGGAATGGGGTGGCCAAAGCATTGTTAAGCCCCGAGGAGTACGCTGTATTCCAGACCCTACCCTTGACGGATCAGCAGATGAAAGCCATCGAGCTGTATAAATCCCTGCACCTCGGGGTCTCCATCATGCCCGAATGCCTATTGGGGGGATTCAACCTCATCGTGGGGAAGTCTAGGCGCAAGGGATACAGCTACAAGAATGCGGCTATTGCCTCCAACAACTTCTTCACCAAGCCCAACTCGCTGACCATACTGGATGCCTACGAGAGGAAGTTCCTCTACCCCAAGGGGGCGTACTCCATGGTGGTAGACAACATCAACTTCGTGAACCTCCACACGGCGTGGACCATGCCCTCCGATGTGGTGAATCGATCCAACAACATCAGGGCCTCCTACATCACCTACAGGGATGGCATCAAGCTGGAGATGGGGTTCAAGTCCGAGGTGCTAGCGCTGACCTGCAAGGATAACCCCGATGCCAACAGGGGTAAATCCGCCGAGGATGTCTTCTTTGAGGAGGCAGGGGCTTTTGGCCTTCCTGGGCTTCTAAAGGCCACGTACGCAGCCACTGAGGACTGCGTGAGGGCTGGTACTCTGAAAACGGGGATGATAACCATATACGGCACTTCTGGGGACATGGAGGGGGGTACCGCCGACTATGCGGACATGTTCTCCAGACCCTCGGCCTTTGGCCTGATGGCCTTCGATAACATCTGGGATGAGGGTATGGAGGGAACGGCCTGCGGGTTCTTCCACCCAGTGACTTGGAATCTGGAGGGTTACTACGATGCACAGGGGAACTCGAATCTGGTAGGAGCCAAGGAGCATGAGATGGGCAAGCGGCAGAAACTGCTGGAGAATGGAGCCACCTCGATAGAGATCCAGCGCAGGATGCAGGAGAATCCCTTGGGTCCAGCTGAGGCCTTTTCCATGTCGGGGAATAGCATCTTCCCCGTCCCAGAGCTGAAGGCGCAGCTAATGAAGGTCAAGGCCAACGACTGGCAGAATCTCAGGGGTACACCCGTGGAGCTGTCGAGGGATGGCAATGGGGTGGTGGCCAAACCCATACTGTCTGGGGCAAACCCCATCACCTCGCTGTATGACATCCCAGTGAACACCAAGGGCTGTCCTATTATCTACGAGTACCCCATTGAGGGTGCACCGAGGGGCTTGTATAAGATCGGCTATGACCCCGTGAGGCAGGATTCAGGAACCTCATTGGCGGCCATCATCGTCTATAAGTCGGTGATGCAGGGGTCGTACTACCACTCCATCATCGTGGCCGAGTACGTGGGAAGGGGTGAATTCTCCGATGACATGGACATAGTGGCGGAGTACCTCGCCGACCTCTACAACACCACTATCATGTATGAGAACGAGGTCATCGGGACTAAGAACTACTTCAGGCGGATCAAAAGATTGAATCTACTGGCTCTACAACCTGATGCGGTAATTAGCAAGAACATCCATGCCTCGAGGGTGGCTCGGGTCTATGGATGCCATATGAACGCAGCCCTCAAGGATGCGGGGGAGAGGTACGTTAGGGACTGGCTGCTAACGGTGCTGGATCATGATGAGAATGGATCACCCGTCAGGGTCATCGATAGGATCTATTCCCAGCGATTGCTGGAGGAACTGATAGCCTACAGGAGGAGCGGGAATTTTGACCTGGTTTCCGCCCTGTTCATGTGCATGTTCCAGGTGCAGGAGGAGTACCTGGGCAAGGAGTATAGTGAGAAGAAGACCAGCAACGCCGAGAAGCTGCTCAGGATGATGGGGAGTATGTACCAAAATAGGAGGACGCTATGGTAGGGAAGAGCAAGCAGCGCCTAACGATGGCGCAGAAATCGGCCAATAATCATGAGTGGTATAGGGAGATGGCCAACTCGCTGGATATGCGTGGTTTCACCACGGTGGGTGTCCCCTTCGCCAAGGAGACCATCAGCGAGCAGCGGAGGATGCAGGCCAACTACGACCTGTTCAACGGGTTTCTGGATCTGTCGGATTTCGAGTACGTGTGCAGACCATATGGCATGGAGGTGGGTGAACTGCCAGCTAGGATGCGCAACCATGACATCGTATCCAACAAGGTCAAGTACATGGTCGGGCTGGAGATGCGCATCCCCCTGAAGTACAAGGTGGTGGCTGTCAATAAGGATGCCACCACCCGCAAGGAGCAGGAGAAGTTCGGGAGGATTAGGGACTTCGTGATCCAGGAGGTATCCAGACAAGTGCAGCAGCAGGTCAATCCAGAGGGGGCTGCGCAGCAGGGAATGGGTGGACAACCGCAACAGCAGCAGGCGCAGACCCCAGAGGAGGTCATGCGCTACATGGAGCGGGATCATCAGGATCCCGCCGAGGTGCTGGCTAATCAACTGCTGGACTACCTCAAGTACAAGGAGCATCTGCGGGATAAGTTCAACACAGCATTCAAGCACCTCTGCCTGTCTGGCAGGGAGATCCTCTATCTCGGCATCATGAATGATGAGCCTGTGGTGTGGAATGTGAATTCGTTGAGATTCAGGTGCGACATGTCCCCAGACAACGTCTTCATCGAGGATGGGGAGTGGGCCACCTGCGAGTTCAGGATGTCACCATCGGATGTGGTGATGTTCTTTGGGGAGGATCTCACCAATGAGGAGATGGATAGGATCTACGAGATGATGTCCCCCGAGGTGAGTGTGGAGGAGCCCGCAGAGCTGCTATTCGACAACAATGTGGACAGGAATGGGGCGAGGACCGTCAGGGTGCTGCACTGCGTATGGAAGGCCCTCAGGAAGCTGCGTTTCCTCACCTATCTGGATGAGAACGATGAGGTGCAGGAGACCACCGTGGACGAGAACTACACCCTCGCCCCAGATGCGGGGGATCTCAACATCGAGGATCACTGGATCCCCGAGGTGTACGAGACCTGGAAGATAGGCACGGATATCTACGTGAGGATGCGGCCTGTCCCTGGGCAGTTCAAAGATCTCGATAATCTCTACCACTGCAAGCTACCCTATTACGGGGTGATCTCCGATGGGATGAACTCGAGGTCGATCTCCATCATGGATCGGATGAAGCCCTACCAGTACTACTACAATATCGTGATGTACAGGCTGGAGATGCTGATGTCCTCGGACAAGGGGCGCAAGATCATGATGAATGTGCAGGCCATCCCCGATTCCGCGGGCATTGATATCCAGAAGTGGCAGTACTTCTTCGATGCCTCGGGCATCATGTGGTATGACCCCAGCGCGGAGGGCATCACGGATGGCAATGTCAACAGCATCGCCAAGGAGGTGAACCTGTCATTGGCCTCCGACATCTCCAAGTACATGGAGCTGTCGGAGTACATCAAGCGGCAGGCGGGGAACGCCATCGGCATCACTGATAGGATGGAGGGCGAAGTGGGGAATCGGGAAGCTGCCGCCAACTACCATCAGGCGCTGCAGCAGGCTTCTAATATATTAGAACCCTACTACAACCTCCACAACCAGATGAAGCGCAACGTGCTGGAGGGGCTGATCGAGATGGCGAAGGTGGCCTACGCCACCAGCAAGCCGAGAAAGCTCATATACATCCTCGATGATCTCAGCCAGAAGGTGCTGGATCTCGATGTGGAGATGCTGCAGAACAGCACCTATGGCCTGTTCCTCTCGGATAACCCCAGCATCGAGGACACCAAGATGGCCATCCAGCAGCTGGCGCAGGCCGCCCTCCAGAACCAGCAGGTAGATCTGGCGGATGTCATCGCGGTGCTGCGGCAGGAGAGCCCCACGGAGGCCGAGGAGGTGCTGCGCGTGGCGCAGAAGAAGCGGCAGGAGCGGGAGGAGCAGATGCAGCAGCAGCAGGCCCAGGAGGCGGAGAAGCTCCAGAAGGCGCAGCAGGATTTCGAGATGGAGAAGCTCAAGTTCAATGCCCAGGTGGTCAAGATGAAGGAGGAGGAGCGGAGGAAAACCGAGATCGTCAAGATGTCCCTCACGGGTGCCTCCTTCAACCCCGACAAGGATTCGGATGTGGATGGCATCAACGACTTCCTTGAGATAGCCTCCACCCAGGGGCTCAAGGTCGAGGAGGTCAGGGCCAAGAACCAGCTGGCGCAGCAGAAGCTGGAGCAGGAGCGGGAGCTGAAGCAGCAGAAGATAGACTTGGAGCGGGAGAGGGTAGAGCTGGAGCGGGAGAAAATCAAGCAGCAGAAAAACGGGTAGCTTGCGCTATTTGGGCGGAAAACGGGAAAAGTCCATTTTCAATTTGGACATCAGGATCGAAACTAAGTAAATTTGCACTGTCATGAATGGAGAGAAAAGAGACATAGCAGAAATCTTCGATGGCTGGGATGACGGGATATCGGAGACCGACTTCTTCAGCGAATCCAAGGAGGCCACAGAGCCTGTGGAGGAAGTAAAGCCAGCGGCCAAGGAGGAGGAAGAAGTGGTGGAAGAGTCCGTGGACAAGGAAGAGGGAGCGAAAGAGGCGGCAACAGAAGAACCGGAGGAGGAGCAGGGGGGTGTGGCGATACCCAGCAAGGGGACAGCCCTGGAGGCCCTGCGATACCTCAAGGGCAGGGGGATGGTGGACTTCAAAGACAGCGAGGATCTGACAGAAGATGATGCTGAGGAGATCTTGGAGCGCTCCATGGAGGATGGCATTGACAACCGCATCGAGGAGATGTTCTCGGGGCTACCCGCCATACTCAAGAACCTCACCAAGTACGCTCTGGATGGCGGGGATGTCAGGGAGTTCATCCATGAGGTGATCGCCAAGCAGCCCAACCACCTGTCACCCGACCTGGATCTGGCCAACCCCGTGAACCAGGAGATGGTGATACGGACCCAACTGGCATCTGAGGGCTACGATGACGAGTACATAGACTCGCAGATCGAGTTCCTCAACACCAACGGGAAGCTGGAGAATGCGGCGCAGAACCACTTCAACAAGTGGAAGAAGGCGCAGGAGGAGCAGCAGCAGCTGATGATGAAGCAGCAGCGTGAGGCGGCCAGGAGCGAGCAGGAGGGTAGGCGTAAGCTGAAAGCGAGGATGGCGGATTTCGTGAATTCGTTGGATGATATACAGGGGGTGAAGATCACCACCCAGGATCGCAGGGAGATCCCCAGCTACATGTCGGACAGGAATATCACGCTGGAGGATGGCACCATAGTAACGGCGCTGCAGCGGGATCTGAGGACGGTGCTGCAGGATGATGAGAAGGCCGTGCTGTTGGCCAAGATACTGAAGGGGGGCTTTGACCTCAACGCGTTGCAGCGGGTGGTGAAGAGCCATGTGGTGAGCGAGGAGCGACAGAATGTGCGGAGGGTGAGCAGCAAGCCCCCGCAGTCAGCAGGTACAGCGGAGGGTCAGCGTAAAAAGGCCCTCTGGGACTATTTCTCATAGGAAACAACAAACCAACTAACCAGCAATTATGGCAAGTTTAGGGAATAAATTGATCATAAAGCAGGGGCAGTGGACGGCCAATATGACGGAGGAAAACCATCTGGCGGCCAACCTCCTACTGCGGCCTGAGCGGCTCGGCTCCGTGATGGAGCGCATCTTCTCCGCCCAGAATATCTACTCGAACAACCCGTTGACCTCCATGCTGTCGCAGATGAAGACGCAGGAGCTCGAAGTCCCAGGGTGGGATTGGGAGCTCAAGGGGGCCAATACAAGACCCCTCGTGGTGGTGGAGAAGGTGGAGACGGGATCTCGGGTGGGGGCCAACCAGCGGCAGTTCAGCATCGTGCTGGATGAGGACTGGTTCATGCCCACCGATGTGCTGACCCCTGGCACCGCGGATCTCCGTCTGCAGTGCTATGTGCAGAGCGTGGAGCCCCATGGCACGGGGTACAAGTACACCATGCAGCTCCTCGGGAATGACAAGAACCTCTTCGTTCCCGACAAGTACCTAGACCCAGGCCAGCAGTGGTCCAAGCTCTTCTCGCTGGGTTCTGAGGCTGCTGAGCGGCGTGGTAGCACCCAGTTCAGCCTACCCATCATGCTGCACAATGACATGTCCATCGCCACCAAGCACTATGAGATCACCAACCTGGCGGCCAATGATGTGTTGGCTATCGGGGTACCTGATCCTCACACCAATCAGACCTACTACTACTGGCGCTACCTAGCGGAATCGGAGTTCCATAGCCAGTTCTTCCAAGAGAAAGAACGGGTAGCGTGGATGTCCCGCAGCACCGACATGGTGAAGGATCGTAATAACCGTATTGTGCGTAGTGGCGCTGGGCTTCTAGAGCAGCTCGAGGGTAGCCATGTGCATGTATACAACCAGCTCACGGCCAAGCTCATTGAGGAGTACCTCATGGACATCTACTTTGGGCGCACCAAGCCTGGGCAGGGGCGCAATGTGAAGGCCTACACGGGTGAGTATGGGATGCTGACCTTCCACCGCGCCATCCAGAGCTGGATGAATGACAACGGGTTCATCAAAAACGTGGAGCTGTTCACCAACAAGGAGAAGTCGCAGCTCAGCCCCAACGCGCTGGGTGCAGGCTACCAGTTCGTAAAGTACTACATGGCCAACGGGTGCAGCCTCGAGCTGGTGCATAACCCGCTGTACGATGACCGTGAGATCTTCAGGGAGATAGATCCCATCACTGGATTTCCCACGATGTCTCAGCGTCTGACGTTCCTCGACTTCGCGGAGGAGGGTGGCAAGAGCAACATCCAGATGATCAAGAAGAAGAACGGCGATGCCTTTGCGTATGTGGCTGGTACCTTCGGCCCCTATGGCCCACTGAATGGCGGCATGGCGGCGCATGGTGGTAGCTACTACTCGATGGAGATCGAGAGCATGTTCGGGATACATGTGAATGATGTGACGCGCTGCGGGGAGCTGATCCCAGCGCGAGCCTAAGATTGATTGGATGCTGCGCGGGGTGGGGGTCTCTCCTCTATCCTGCCCACCCCGCCAGCCATCCTGAGATGCCTAACGTGGTCGTGAAGCCTTTTTCTACATTTTGGGCTTCAGGGTGGTTCGATTCCATCAGGCATCACGAGTTGAACAGCGATAAACACTACAGCCATGCCCATTGAATTTGGCCATCTCCCTCAAAGGGTGCAGGCTCTCCAGAAGAGACTGGATGAGCTGTTTGACCAGTTTTGGACCTTCGCGCAGAAGTTCAAGAACCTGCCCCCCGACATCGGGGACAGGATCATCGCGCTGGAGACCAAGCTTAGGGAGAACACCTCCAAGATCACCGAGATTGTCGCCAAGGTGGCGCAGCTCGAGGCTGGGCTGGGGAATGCCAACGGGAAGATCACCGTGCTGGAGACTCGGGTGGGCGCATTGGAGCCAGCCGTGGAAGGGCTGCGCAATGCGCTGAATGAGCTGAAGACCAAGGTTGAGGCCAATAAGGCAGGGATAGAGGGGCATACCGCGGATATCGCCAGGATAAACGCCAAGCTGAATGAACTGGAAGCCAAGCACGGGGAGAACCAGGCAAAGCTCATCGAGCTGGTGGCCAGGCTGGAGGATCATGCCAGGAGGATTGGGGTACTGGAGCAGTGGATGACCCTGATACAGGACAACAAGCTGCCCGCTATCGAGGCTGATATCGTCCAGCTGAAGACCGACAGGGATAAGCTCAATACGGTCACGGATAACCTGACGAAATCCACTAGATCAAATCTGCAGAAAATCAATGCGCTGTCCACCAAAGTGGATGAGAATAAAAGCAACATCTCTTCAAATACATTAGCTATTGGGGGGTTAAAAACTGATGTAAGAGAGAATAAAGAGTTCTGTAAGAGGCTCGAGAAATCTCTTAGAGGGTTTGGTGAGCAGTATGAACAGCACGCTGCTAAGGATCTGACCTGGACACCTGCCACCAATACTCTGAGCTGGGAGCTGAATGGGGAGGCTAAGACCGCGGTGATTGCTGGTGGAGGAGGGGGGACAGCAGGGGTAAAGAAACTAGTTTATTCTAGGAATTCAAATTGTATTTCCTGGGAGGATGCAGATGGGACTCATTTTGCTGATATTCCATTCTATCATGATACTTTTTATAAAGAACCTATTCCAGGGAATAATATTCGTCTTGGTCAGGCGATACTTCAAACAAAGTCAATCAATGAATTAGGGCAATATCAGGTGAGGAATGAAATAGATATTAGTTCCTTAATATACAATATTGTTGATAAATTTTTCAAGCCTTATGAAAATTATATTTATGCGGATGAAGAGTTCCTAGCAGATCGTAATAAATATAATTTACTAGCCCATAAGTGTATACAGACTGTGGTTGGATTTGGGGATGGATATAAGGATATCAAAAAGCACTGGGAGCAGAATCAGATCTACCCTGAAATAATCACAGGATTGAAGGTGAACTTCCCCTTACAGCATAATGCCATCTTCTCCAAGTACTATGGGAAGGAGAACTACGATGTGCAAAATACCAATGTGATCATACAGGGGACTACATTCAGGTATTCCACCTCTCGAGATGCGACTATCGTCAATACGGGGATTGATTTCCATAGCATAGTGCAGACGCTGCCCGATACCCCAGATTCCAGCATCAACAGTAAGTCCAACTTTAAGCGGTACACCACGAGACTGCGCAACTTGGTTTATACAGGGGAGACGGATGAGACTAACATTAATCTTTTTGCAATAGCAGCACAAGAGTTTTGTATTGGAGATTCAGATTTTTTGGACGACAAAGATCTTTTTCTCTCCAAATTATTGTCTTCTCCCTTATATATAAATAAAAATAGTATATCTATAAAAAGGAAGAATATCTATTTGAATGGGCATGTAGTTTTTTCTGAGTTTGCATATGATATTCCTACTTCTTTCCTTTATTTATTAGAGTATAATGGTAACAGCAAAAAAATGGTTCTTTCTCTTCCTCTTAGATTCCTATTAAAGGAAATTTATGATAGTGAACAAATGGAGGATGTACGATTAAAATATATATTAAAAGAAGCTGATATCGGATATAATAATATAAAGCAAAAAATAAAACTTAATCCTTGTATTCTCGAGTATTATGAGTTAAAATCTTCTACTATCAGACGATTTAGTACTAAAGATTTTTTGACTTTTAATGATTTATGGAATGCCATACAGAGCATAAAAATGCCCCTTGCTTTGATAGAACTACATTTTCACGATAGAGCGTAATTAAAAATTAAAGTTTATGAAGATAGAGGTGCGCCCAATACCGAGGAAAACTTGGCATGGCAAGACAGGCAAAGAGGATTTCACCTGCGAGAAGGTGATACAGGCGCTGGTGAACCCAGACACGATGGAGTACGCCACAGGGCTGTCCGACAAGGATATTCAATGGCTGACCAACACCAAGGGGATAAGTTACGACCTCTCCCCCATCTACACCCCCGACAAGCCCCATCCCTTCTGGGATTCCAAGCAGGGGGAGGTGCGACTTGAGAATCGCACCATGATATTTGACATGGACAAGCCGATGGATTTCATCAAGGTTCACATCATGCGAGCCTCCAAGTACGTGGCCAACTCCATGCAGGAGTTCAACCAGGGGCTGTATCCTGAGGCCAGCCATGTCATTTTCGATGAGATGATGGACATCGAGGAGAAGGCCACCAGGGTGACCATGCGTAATAAGGCGGTGTTGGAGTGTAGCAAACTCTCCCGTGATAAGAAGGGGCAGATAGTGATGATACTATCTGGCAAGAGCATGAAGGGGCAGTCCGACAACATGCTGGAGGTGAAGCTGGCCGAGGTAATAGAGGAACAGCCCGAGGAGGTGCTGGAGCTGCTCAACGAGAGCAAAGAGGATCTCACCCTGCGATCCTTGGTGCTGGAATGCCTGCAGAAGAATGTGCTGCAGAAGCGTAACTTCAAAATCTGGTATCTGGACCAGGCGCTGGGCAGCACCGTGGGCGAGGTGGTGAATGGGCTGAAGGACATAGAGAACAACGATCTGAAGGTTAGGCTGATGGCCGCCGTGAACTAGGAGGATGGGGTATGACCGTGCAGGATATGCACTATGACTTCAAGATGAAGCTCAACAAGCTGGACAGCCAGCAGCTCAGGAATTTCCTGATTCCCGAGATAGACTGGCTGCTCAATGAGGCGCAGGAGCTCTTTGTGAAGTGGGTGGCAGAGCCGCGAATACCCAATGGGCTGGGGCTGGAAACCAATCAGCGCAGTATAGATGACATCAGGGTGCTGATGAAGCGGGATACAGAGAAGATGATGAAGGACTTGGAGACGGAGGATGAGTGGGGTGCCAAGTTGCCGTCTGATTATTGGCACTACGTGGCTGGGATCTTCTCACTGAAGAACACCAAATGTGGGTTTCTGGACTGCGTCATCAGGATTCGGCAGCATGATGATGAATCCAGGATCAGCCCATTCGACAGGTCTAGCATCCTGTGGCGAGAGGTGAATGGGAGATTCCTCGAGGATAGCCTCTACATAGAGAAACCCGATGACTACGTGAAAGGAGACTACAAAGAGGATGAGAACAGGGTGGTGTTCACCTATCTCAGGAAGCCTAGATGGATCAGTTTCGCTGGGGGATTTGCGCAGGGGGCGGGATATAAGATGCCAGGGGGAGAGCTGGTGAGCGGTACTCATAACTGCGAGCTGCCTGACCATACCCACAGGGAGATCGTGGACATCGCGGTGATGCTGGCCAGCGGCCAGATGCAGAGCAAGGGAATCCAGTTCAACCTGGCCAAACTAAATATGAACCAACTAAACGGAGATAACCATGTACAGTCATAACAATCCCTTCGACATTGCGGTGTTGGAGGAGGGTATGGTGCTAGACACAGGCAGCTACGACTCTTTGGATCTGTTTCTAGCAGCCCATGCGGCGGATGCCGCATACCACATATTCGATGTGGACACCAAGAAATCGGCCACGAATAAGTCCACCCAGGTGTACATCGTGCTGAAGTACAAGAACGGCAGTCTGAAGTTCATCGGGGATCCTGGTATCGAGACCCACCATGTGAACTCGGTGGTCAAGCAGGACTACATTGCGCCTGTTCCCCATCAGGTCATGGTGCGCGATTTCCAGGCTGTCTGCAACCAGGACTACACCCTGCGGCTGGTGTTCTCCAACGGGGAGATACTGCAAACCCAGGGGGTGCTACCCTACGCTTACACCTACAGCGTGAGGACTGGGTGCTGCGATGGCTGCAATGACTGCGCCAAGGGAGATCCCAACGTGCTGGCCTACGACATCTACAAGGCTCTGAAGCGGGATGTGGGCAATGCGCCCTTCCTCGTAGAGATGATAGATGCTGGGGCGAATGGCTTGGGGACAACCGTTCTTACCACGGATTCTGCCATCGAGACTGCCATTGAGGGCTATAAGAATACGGGAACACCGGTTAAGCCTGAAGTTCCCTCTGGATTCCTATTCATTCGGCTAACCGCGGTACCTGGGCCAGAGTTCCATACGGGGCTACCCATCAACTACAGGTACTACGCCCCCCGTGATACCCGTATGGAGGTGAGCCTGCTGGATGGAGCATTCTGCGGCAGGGCCAAGGTGGTAGAAACCAAGGCTCCCGTCTATGAGGTGGGGGCTGGCTACGACCTGCGGCAGAAGGAGTACATCGCGGGGGGCTGGAATGGCAACCCGGGGATATTCCGCATGGCCAGCGATGTGGTGATGATGCGCAGCGAGTTCATGGTGGATGACCATGAGAAGTACGACACCGTGACTTTGGACTACACGCTGGAGACCAAGGTGGGTTCTGCGGGGTATCGTAATCGGATGCATGTCATCTTTGCAGCAAAGGCAAAAGCGCTTGGGGGTACCGCCCAGCTGCAGGAGCTGCATGACAAGCTGATTGAGTATGTAGGACGGTAGGGCAAACTAACCAGTGTGGGTGGGGAGATGTCTGGTGCGGAGCTGGGCACTCCCCATTCATACTATAATACGGGAAGGCCATGGAGATTCAGGCGTTTATCAAGGATGATACTTTGTTCTATAATCTAGAATGTCCGCCTAACTGGATAGAAGGGGAGACGGGGATTACCTATATCCATGTTGCACCTTTAGATGATTTTCGCAATAAAGATAAATTTGGTGGTGTAGAGTTTCAAGAGCCCTATAAGAAACGTAAAGGGAAGATCAATCTTTATGATAAGGGTGACGGTTTGCCATTCTTTAGAAACAACCCCCCCTCTGGTAGTATGAAATTTGCTATAACTTTCTATTATGATAGGGATATGCATGGTTCAGGATACTCTCTAACTACCTTCATTATAGATTTTACAGTTTATTATAAATGCCTTTTACGAAAGGCTTTACAGGCTTTGAAAACAGACAAATGCTCTGTAACGAAAGATATAAAGGATTTTATCTTCCCAAGTTTAATCTTTCAATATCTTGAAACTTTGAATCGTGTATCGATTTTGAAAGATGGCATTATAGATATAACAAATACAGCTTTTGAAAACCAATTGGGTATAAATCTTCAACTTTTCAAAGAATTAAGTAAACTCTGTGAAGACTGTGAAAACTGTGAAGAGATTTACCGAGGCTGATATTTTTTCAGCTTGGAAAACAGATCCTTCTGATAGGGATATTTTTTACCGGTTTATTCAACGGAATTTTGATTACTTGGATTTCGTTGGCGAGAACCAGGAGGAAAGAGAATGGTTGACCTATATATGGTGTTTAGTCAAACTTGTTGCAGCTGTTGATCCATATCTAAATTGGATGGAATGGTCAGAGGGGGAAGTCATGCTTTCAAGAGTGAAAGCTGGTATTAATAGGATTACAGCCACCTGTTCTAGATTATGTAATGCTGTATGGGAAGATTTTCAAGCCTATGGGATGGATACCAATCAAGAGCAGGAATCTGTCACGCAGAAAGAGCCAGAGAAACCCATAGAGAGGCAACCCATACTACATTCCACCCCATTAGCCACGCTACCACCCAAGAGAAAACCCTGTAACTGTCGAGACCAATGAGAGAGCAAATCTACAGAATATTGATGCAGCATTTCGATGGGGCAGCCTACCATACGGCGTTCACGCTCTCCATCTTCCTCTGCATCTCCTATATATTCATCATGGTGGATCTCGTCACGGGGGTGATAGCCCAGCTGCATCTGGGACGGAAGCTGGCCAGCATAAAATGGGGTGTGACGGTGAACAAGTTCCTGGCGCTGGCCATGTACTCCATGTTCGCCATGATGATAGTGCTGTTCGTGGCCAATGATTCCTGGCTGAACTGGGTGCTATTCGCCCCCATCATATTCGCCATCCTGCGGGAGTACATCTCCATCGGGGAGAATATGGCCACGAGGTTCAACGGCAAGAAACCCTACATCTTCACTTTGCTGGACAAGGTGTTCGGCATACTGGAGAAAGGCTTCATACAGGCTATAGAGCGCAAGTTGAGCAGGATGTCCAGCGAGCAGAATACTTGTCATGAGGAGAGCCACAGCGAGAATATAGAGCGGCCTACAGGAGAAAATGGGGGGGATATTGCAGAAGAACCGTAGAATCATTACCTTTGCTGCATGGAATACAGGGCAAAAGTCAAGGATTACTTCAAGGGTCTGGAGTTCTCTAGGCCTGAGCATCGCTACTATGTGAACGGTGAACCCCTGCGGGAATCCGTCTCCGCAGTGGTGAAGCGGTTCTACAGGCCATTTGAGGGGGAGAAGGTGGCTAGGCAGATATCCATCATCAGGGGTGTACCACCAGAGCAGCTGTTGCGGGATTGGAAACAAATCTGCGATGAGGCCTGCGAGAAGGGGACATTGACCCATGCTTTCGCCGAGGAGTACTTCGATGGAAGAAGGGTCAAGACGGATACGGGTCTGGAGGAATCCGTGGTGAATTTCTGGGGTAGCATCCCAGATTACATGCAGCCCGTCTTCTCCGAGCTGCAGATGTACCATAGGAAGCATCTATTCGCGGGGACATCGGACCTGATACTACAGGATAAACGGGATGGTAGTTTCACGATAGTGGACTACAAGAGCAACAGAGATCTGTTCAAGAACTACCAAGGGCAGACCATGCTGGGGATGTTCGAGAACTACCTGGATACCCCGTATAATCGCTACAGCATCCAGCTGGGGCTATACCAGCTGCTCTTTGAGCAGACAGGATTCATGGTAAATGGGCGGAAGCTGGTGTGGTTGCGGGAGCATGGGGCATATGAGGTGCATGACACCGAGGATGTGTCCAAGAGGTTGAACCAATGGCTTGAGGAGGAGTACCGATGACGGTAGGAGAGATAGTGCAAAGGGTGCAGTCCCTGTACTCGCATGGAGTGCAGAGCGATGATAGCCGTCTCTCCAGCCGGCATATCTACAGCAAGATGCTGTCCAGCCGCAGCCGCATCCTGCTGGAGGATATGAAGAGTGAGGCCAAGATCAACCCCTGGCTTTTTCAGACCATACCTTGCGTGGAGCTGGTGGAGGCCAAGATCCATGAGTGTGACTGTATACCCCCGCTGGGTTGCCTGATCCTCAAGAGCAAGCACAGGATTCCCAAGCCGCTGAACGATGACTACCAGACCTACATCCAGAGCGTGACCTCCATCGATGGGAGGGTAGGCTATGCCGCCACCACATGGGTGGAGAAGAGGTATAAGGAAAAGGGGATGAAATATGCGGGTGGCATACCCGACTATTTCATTCGGAATGGGTATCTGTACATCACTTGGAAGCGAGGGCCAAGGGTCATCAGCATCACGGGGATCTTCGAGGATCCCGTGGAGGTGAACAAATTCCCATCCTACTGTGATAATGGGGATGCGGGTAGGAATTGCCTCAGCGCATTGGAAGGGGAATTCCCGATGGAGCTGAGCAAGGTGGACAAGCTGGTGGAGTACTGCGCCGCCGAGTTGATAGCGCTGTTCAACCAGCAGAAGGAGGATCTGCACAACGATAGCAAGGATGAGAACGCGCAGCAGTAAGGAGATGGTGACCACGAGGGACACCTACAGGCTGTACAAGAAGCGGGCCAAGGTGATCAGATTCACCAACGGGGAGTACTCCGCCCTGGTAGGTAGATTCATGAAGTTCATCGTGCAGCAGCTGCTGGATGGCGAGGAGGTATGCCTACCCTTCTCTCTGGGGAGGATCTACATCATGGGATTCAAAATTAAGGTGAAGATCGACAAGGAGGGCAGGATAACTAATCTGGCACCACACTGGAGTAAGACGCTGGAGCTGTGGGATAGGAATCCAAAGGCCAAAGAGAAGAAGCAGATCGTGTTCTGCACCAATGAGCATTCGGATGGGTACAGATACCATGTGACTTGGTCCAAGACGGGAGTTCACCTCAAGCATAAGCGGTTGTATAGCTTTATCATGGCGAGGAGGAATAAGCGGATGCTGCATGGCAGGATCATGGAGGGGAAGGAGTATATGCGGCTCGATGGGTCTAGCAAATGCAAAATGCTGAGCCAAAAGGATCTGGGACTCAATAGGGAGGACAATTAGATGGAGAGGACGTTCGAATTCACCTCGATGGACAGGATCATGTCCAAGCTCCATAGGGATCTGCGGGGCATGGATCTCAATGAGATGGATATCATTGAGTGGACAGGGGAGGCTTTGGATTTCCTGAAGATGCCAGAGGCCTTGGAGGAGGCTGTGGACTTCCTCGAGGTGAGGGATTACGAGACCTGCCTACCCACGGGGCTGCACATGATACTCCAGATAGCTAGGTACAACGGGGGGAACTTCTTCAAGGACTGTTGCAGGAAGCGCAAGGAGGAGAAAGGGGATGAGGGGAAGAAGGATGAGCCTAGGCTACCTGTACCCATAGACTGCGTGGGCATGCCCATGTCCAGCTATGATGTGGCCTACTACAGGCCGTTTGAAGAACCTATACCCAGGTATCTAACCTGGGTGGGCAGCCAGATGTATAGAGATAAGTTTACTCCAGTGAGATTGGCTAACAACACCTTTTTCAACTCCGTGGTGTGCAGGGAACGGATGGCGGATGAGATCTATAGGGGATGCACGGATGAGTACACCATTGTGGGGACTACGGAGAGGAGGTTGAGGTTTAGTTTCAAGGAGGGAATGGTGGCCATCTCCTACCTCAAGCAGAGCGTGGATGAGGAGACAGGTTACCCTTTGATACCCGACATCCCCTCGGTGATACAGGCCATCACCTACTACGTGAAATGGAAGCTGTCAGAGTGGCTACATTGGAATGGGAAGTATGGGACGGCCACACTGGCGGAGAACAACATGAACCTATGGCTGCACTACGTGAGGCAGGCCAAAAACTACATGAAGATGCCCAAGAGCCTAGATGCCTACCAGAATCTTTTGGAGGAATCACACTACTTGATACCGAGATTGAACAGGTATTACGGGTATTTCGGGAAACTGGGCAGGCCAGAGGATAGACCATTCATCAGGAGGTAGCCATGAGCGAGGAGCAGCAGAACACCCCCATCGCGGGGTTGAATACGGATGCCAACCCCGAGGCGCAGCCCAAGGGTACCTACAGGTACGCCCTGAATGCGGTGCAGGGCCAGCATGAGGGGGACGGTCTGCTCATCGGCAATGAATCTTCCAACACATTTTACGCAGAGCTACCGAAGGGTTTTACTCCTATAGGGCATGTGTATATTGGGGATGGGGAGACCTGTATATTCTCCGTGAATTCTGATGAGCATGAAAATGGGGATTATAGCAGCACTGTGGGGCAGATAGGCATTTTCTCCAAAAAATATAAGTATGAACCACTGGTAACGCATAAGGATTTTAACTTCAAACTTTCCCATCCAATACGGGCTATCTACCGATTGCGAAAGAATGGGGAGAAGTATGTCTATTTCACAGACAATCTGAATCCTGTGCGTTTTGCCAATGTGAGCAATATCAAGAACCATTTCTTCCCAAATAATGGGGGTGTGAATATCAAGAGCTTCTCCCTGCTGGTGGATTCGGATTCATTTCTGAGTTTAAATTGCACGAAGATTGATGATAGGGGTGGGCAGCTAACACCAGGTATGTATCAGATTGCCGTGCAGATCATGGCATCAGATGGTACAGCTGGGCAGATTACCTCCATCTCATCCCCATTGCTCATCTACAGCAACTCTATGGAAAAGCCCCATGGGAACGGGAGTATACATTCAGGGAAGCTGCGGGATTGGGAGAATGAGGAGACGACCTACAAGAGCATATACGCCAGCGTGGATGTTGGAGTACAGCAGGATCGTCATCTTGAGACAGGTAATGTTGGGAATAATTCCATCCTCTATAGATTCCTCCTTCTAGGGTACAATGCGGGTACTGGGGAATGCAATGAGGTTCTCGCATCCGATACCTATGATTTTGCCAACAAGAAGGACTTCCTTTTCACGGGGAACAATCTGAAACGCAAGCTATCCCCGCAGGATATCGTGACGGAGCCAATACATTTGAGTGCCGCTAAGTACCTCACCCAAATAGATAATCGGTTGATTCTTGGGAATACCACAGAGTTTTCGAATGACCTGTTCATCCTGCAGAAGTACGCCTCCCAGATTTGTGCGGATGCCTATCTGGATAGGGTGAGCTACAATGACAGTGTGCGGGCTTCATGGTCCTGTTACTCGAAGGAGGAGGCGGGCTACATGCCAGGGGAGGTGTATGCTTTTGGGATAAGGTATCTACTATCCGATAACAGCTATACCCCCGTTTTCCATATTCCTGGGAAGAATCCAGATCCATTATACAAAGATACCATTTTTAACCAGGTGGATAATAATGGTTATGATCTCCCATTCTGCCTACCGATGGACAATGAGGGGAATGAGAGTACAGAGATCTACACCACGAATGCGCTATGCCAATTCGACTACTGGGGGGTTGACCATGCGGGACAAAGCCTGAATGGAAAACCTGTTAGATTCCATAGATTCCCCCAGAGGCCAAAGTCTAGGGATAACGGTCTGGGTGTTTACCGTACCTATAAGCATTTCCAAGAAGAAGAGGATAGAAGCTTTCCTATTGGATTAAAAGAGGAGAAAACGATTCACTGCTATGTAGTAGTAAGGAAAATCATTCAAAAGGGTACTAAAAAACGAGAAGGAAATTGGCATTATTTTTCTTCTCCTCTTGAGTATCAAGGGGAATTCTACATCGTGGGGGATAATCGGCATTCCAATGGATTGCATTACATAATACCTAGTTCATTTAAACTAAACGATCTTTCTGATTTCTCCTTTTTCGGTAGAGAAATTAATATAAAAGGTCCAGAAGGGGAGGATTGGGAGTATGAGACTTATGTAAAGCTACATGATAGATTTGTCTTTGATAATGATCTGAGCAGTGTCCATATTACGATAAATGGGATGAATGGGGTTGGGAATGCGGAAAAAGATACCTCTTTGGATAAGGATGTTGGCCAAAATTATCAAAATAGTGTTACACTTCCTGTTGCTACATTTTACAATGGAGCTGAGAAGGGTTTTATTGGATGTAAAGTATCTTTCATTTTTTACAAAACCACTAAAAAAAGACCTATTTACAATAAAGCTATCCATACCCAACCCTTCGGTATTCGCTTCAGTAACATCAAATTCCCAGAACCCGCAGAGCTGAATGGGCTGTCTGTGGTGGGGTATCAGATACTGCGTCTTCCCCGTTTGGATGAGGATAAGACCGTGCTGGATTCCTGCGTCATCTCCAACGTTTACCCATCCGCAAAAGAGAACTACACCTCGAATGGCCTCTTTACTGGAAGAATCATATGGAATTTTGTAAATCCTGATTATAAGAGTAATCTACCATTTGCGCATATTGATCGTATGGTAAGCTATGCGACTGGTGGTGGGCTAGATCTGGGGGATCATGTTGAGCAGTATTTAAAAGCCCCGGAGGAGCGTCTATACAATGCCATTTCCCCTAGCTATCTGTTCAAGCAGGATGCCATAAAGCTGCCAGATTCCGTGAAGCTCACGATGCCCATCAGCATCCATGAGATCAATTACGATCAGTTCAACATCAAGGATGTTGTTGATGGGACATCCTTCAAAGCGGGGTTGTCGGCTGGTGACCCAGACAATGATGGGGTGCAGCTGTCTGTGCTCATTAGGAAATGGGATTTGTGGTATAAGAATAGATGGTACAAGGATAATAAAGAGGGGATTAAGACTGTCCCTATTGAGCGTATCTTCAAGCTGAAGTCTCTGGAGAGCTCCTATCTACAGAAGATGAAGAGGACTCTTGTCAACATCTCATCAGACAATCCTGCGTATTTTGTCCAGCTGGGACAGAATCTGGATAGAAACCATGTATGGGAGCCACTGGTTTACGGGTATCTCACCTCTTCGCAGAAAGGGTTCTACACGGATTATCTATCACGTGGCTACATCCCTGTGACATGGAGTTTTCAGCAGGAGAAGGCAATTAATTGTTTTGGGGGTGATACATACATATCACCCATGCGTTATGTATCCACTGTATTCTACGACACTCTTACAGCCTACAGGAAGGAGAAGAAGGTGGAGAGGGCATGGTGGAAAGAGCTGATAGGCTACGTGGCTTCTGGTCTTCTGATAATCGGGGGGGCTATTGCTGCGGCTTTTACTGCGGGAACATCTCTGGCTGTTGCCCTTGGGGCAGTAGCGGCAGGGGTCACCATGGGGGCGTTAACCGTTAAGCAGACCGTTGCCTACTATGAGAATAAGCTCATGGCGGACAAGATGGAGGCTCTCTACACGAAGGAGTGGGTGAATGGGCTGAGGGATTGCGTGCATGATATTGTGACTAGCGTGGCCTTCCGTGTGGGTATCAAACGGGATGCTGTAGAGGATGCCTCGGGGAAAAATATCCTTGCTGATATATATTGTAATCATGGGCAGATCGATGATCTGGTTGCTTGGACAGGCCATGTGCTGGATAAGCTATGGTTTGAATCTACCATTAACCTCTCCTTGCGCTGTAAGCTGCTGAATACGGATATTGGTTTTCTGGACACCTTGGAAGAGTTACCCAACAACGTGGAGAAATTTGCCATTCAGGATGTGGATCGAATAACACGTTATCTCTTCTACCCGATGGAGAGGAATAATATTCTGCACCGTTACCTGCAGGAAAAACTCACCATACTCAATAATACGAGGAAGAACACGAGGGGTTATCTCGGGACCGCAGTGGGGGAATGGTATAGGGTAAATCCAGACTACCAGACGGAAAATTATATTAAGAAGTATTACACTCTACCGAAGGAGTACAACTTCTGCGCAGAGAAAAAGGAGCTATTCCCGAGAAGGGTTTACTATTCAAACCAGTCCTTCCAAGAGGATTTGATGGATCATTATCGTATGGTTCTGGCAAATAACTACAAGGATATTGAGGGTTCTCTCGGGGAGATAACGAACCTGTTCACCATACAGAACAATCTTTTTGTGCATACCTCTGATGGGCTATGGCATTTGCCGCAGCAGTACAAGGAGAGAACGGCTGGGGATCTTGTCACCGTGATAGGGACTGGGGAGTACTTCAGCCAGCCACCTGTGAAGATGGTGGATGTGCATCAGATGGGGGCTGGCTGTAGGCATAGTTTTTCGTTGGTTAAAACGAAGCATGGGGTGTTCTTTGTCTCCGAAAACGATAGGAAGATCTACCAGTTCGATGGAAGGCAGATCAATCCAATTAGCGATCTTGGCCTGTCAAAATGGTTTGATAAAAACATACCGTTTTCCCACTCTTTGGGTTATTTCGATGCTAGAGAAGTTGAAGATAATCCTTTTGTGACATTTGGCACTGGATTTATTGGTGTGTATGATTCAGAGAATGAACGTGTTATTTTCACAAAGAAAGAAAGATTAAACATTGATCAAATTATCTTTAAGAATAATAAAGTTTATCTATGCAATGGGAAGCAATATATAATACCTAATTATTATGATAGATTGAAAGAGCTTTGTGCAGATGAGGTCGGGTTTACAGAATCTGTAACTTCTGATTGCCAATATAAAATCACGTATCGTAAAGCCATCATAGAATATCGACGGGAGAAAAGGATAAGACAAGTAGAGCGAAAATACTATGAATACCCAGGGATGATCATTTACCCTGCGGGTGATTGGGATTATGCTATATCTGAATACCATAAGGATCCTCTGAAGAATTTGAATGATCGCCTTAAACCATATAATGGTTTGAGAAGAGATGGTAGATATCCCTTTCCAGATCCTGTGGGGATGAGCATTCCGAGATTGCGTAATACTAAGGATAATGGTATGATTGGGAATTATAGGTGCTATCCATTTACCAATAAAATCCTGACTATAGATGAGATGAGAGAATGGAGCAAAACAAATTCTGGTGTGTGGAAAGAATTTTCCACCATCTATCTTTTCCATCCTGTGGGGAAGTTGGACTCAGATGGATATATTAATGGATATTTAAAGTATGATAATGAAGAGCATATTTATAGCGCAAGTAGGGAATTTATACAAAGATATAAAAAAGCCTCTCATACAACCACGGGGGCAAGACCCCTGTTCAACTACATATTGATATCTACTAACGATTTGAATAGAACTAATGTAGACCGTTCTGTATATTTGAGAAGCCTTGGTATTCAAATTAAAGTTTTTTTTGATCTGGTTGCTGTAGATGATAGTATCCATGAGGAAGTGCATACCTTCTTCCCCAATGAGGAAGACTTTAAAATATACAAAGATGGTTTTAATAGTGGATGGGGATTACCGAATGAATACAGAAAAATACACTTTAATCCTGTGAAATTACTAGATATGGAAAGCTTTTTATTACAAGGTTTTCCTGAAAAAGAATTGGATGCTTTTTTAGAGAATGAGAGAAAAGGAATTACAGAGACATATACGGAAGAATATGAAGTAGATGTTCCTTATGTAATTGGTTATGAAGAGGGGAAGACCTATATTTTTGATGGAATTCCATACGAGAAAGCATTAAATTTAAAAAATGATCATTGGACTATAAGCTACTCGTTAAGAACGGGTAGCTGGGTTTCTTGGCATTCCTATCATCCTACTTTTATGTTTGAGTGCGATGGGGGATTCATCACCGCACAGAATAGCGAGGGCAAATTCTATCTTCACAAGAATGGATGGGATTTTGGGATCTTCTATGGAAAATTGTCCCCATTCATCATAGAGCTAGTGCACTTATCAGATGGATCTGTGAATCTCTGGGAGGATCTCTCCTTCAAGACGGTGGCCAAAAAGTATGAATCTGGATTGAATTTTGCCAAGGAGCTGCCAATGGTTACATTCGGGAAGGCGTTATTCTACAATGCGAACCAGACCACAGAGCTAGTCTCTCTACAGGTAAAAGACCAACAGGATAAGGATATGAATCTTTTCATGGAAGAGGTGAAAGAATTGGATTATAACACTGTTTATCTCAACAAAGACGAGAAGATCTGGCATGTGAATATGCTACGCAATATTTGGCAGACGGATAATGGAATGTTTGATCAGACCCTATTCCTACATATGAAGGAGAATATAGATAAAAAACTCAGTTATCATACTCTGGATCTAAAAGAAGAATGGTGTAATCTAGAACCCCTACGGGATCTGTATATGATCTCAAGACTCATCTTTGAGAACCATTTTGTGCAACTTTCCGTCCAACTCTCAGAGCCTAGCACTGAGGAATCTGAACGATAGCCATGAGCAGGAATCGATCTAGAAGTAGGAAATCCTTGGGGGATTTAATCTCCAAAACCAAATACGCTACTGGGGGAATGGTTGATCCCGTGGAGGCATGGTATCGCCAGAAAGACCAGTATAAAACAGTACCATCCCCACAAGATGTTCTGGCAAAGGAGAGCGAGAATTTTGCGCAATCAGTCCGTTCCCTTGAGAATGACCCAGACATCCAGAAATACGAGATGGCACAGGGGGCTATGGACATGGTGGCTGCGTTGGGAGCAGAGGCTACAAACCAGATATCACCAAAAGCTGGTAAATGGCTTGGGGCTGGTATGCAAGCTTGGAAAGCATTAACAGCTGGCGATTACAATGGGTATGCGCAGGGTGGTAAAATTCAAAACGATGAAGCGATGGAAGGTCAGGCAGCATTGACCCCTCAGGATTTCGAGGGCATGAATCAGGGTTTCACCATGCCAGATGAGGGCATGGGCAGTAGTATGGATATGGGGCAGCAGGAGACTGGGATGAACCCCCAGCAGGCTCGCCAGTTCCTTATGGAGCATGCGCAAGAGATAGGGCTAGACCCCTCCCAGATAGAGCAGATGTCGGATGAAGAGGTGGTGCAGCTGACCCAGCAGGTCATGCAGGAGCTACAGCAGTCCGAGGGCGTGGAATTCTCAGACGAGATGGGGGGTGGGGAGGAGATGCCAAGCGGCGGTGAGGAGGCTATGCAACCCGATATGGGGATGCCCTACAGCTCTGGTGAGGAGATGAATCAGCTCTTTGCTCAGGGTGGAAAGGTAAGCAACTCACCAAAGGAAAAACCCTCCGCAAAAGGTTTGAAGTACGGTAATCGTTACTATGTGAAGGGTGGAACAGAAAAAGAACCAACACGTATCTACTATCTTGAGGATGGTTCTCGTGTAAACAGTAATGGTAGATTGGAGGGTAGACGACCCACAGCACAGGAATGGGAATACATGAGCTTAGCCAATCTTCCATATGATGAGGCCATCAAGGCTTTCAACGGTGATGATGATATACTCCTCTACTATCAAGTGATGGGAAAGAGCCTACAGGACACACGCTATGATGAGGATGGAAGTTTCATACCATCACAACGCTCCTATATCCCACAGAATGCCTTACGGGATCTGGAGACCTATAGGAATGTGCTGGAAGCCTCTAGAGAGCGTGATCGCCTGCTGTATAAGACGAATTCACGTGGGCAGTTCATACTCGGTGAGAATGGCTCTCCTGCGCATAGGGATATGACCAGCGATGAGATTGAGAGAGCCAATCAGCTCAAGAATTTCATCCAGCTGAATCAGGAGATCTTCCTTACAGGAAATAAGCCCTTATCCCAGAAGGAATCAAATCGGCTTATAAGGGAGACCGCCTCCTTCAGGGAAAAAACGGGGAGAGATCCTAGTTTCCTTGAATTACTTAATGGAATTTCCAAGGAAACACCCGTAGAATGGGAGAATAACAAGATGGAGATGGGGTATCGTATGGGGGTATTCAACCGTTTTGGTGGGAACAATGCCTCTGCAGTATCTAGGGGTAACAAGCAGTTCGCCACATATACTGCCCCCCATCGAATTGGTGGGACAAACCCTGTGAAGGTAATTTATGGGAATCCAGGCCTAGATTCAGGAGAAATTCTTTACAATCTGACTGGAGATTCTGTAGGTGGGCAACGGAATCAATACGTCATGAATGATGAGACTGAAGAGTATATCCAGAATCATCCCAATGGTTCAGATAATAATCCCAATTACATCTCCACAAAGTATACGGATAGGCTGCGAAAGGGGTTACTCAGATCGCAGCCCATTCAATTCAATCCAGATGAGTTCCAGGAATGGGATCCAGAGAGGGATAAAATAATGACAGCTCCCTACTATGCGCAGGGTGGTAATGTTTCTGTAGAGGTGGAAGGTGGGGAGATGTATGAGACTCCAGATGGCGATGTGGGGCAATTCCAGGGATCAAGTCATGAGGAGGGGGGTATACCCGTAGAGCTACCCCAAGGAACCAGCATATACTCTGTGCGCAATGGGGTAGGGGCTGATACCATGGCGGATAGGAAGAAGAGCAGAGAGCGTAGGTATAACTCAGCCCTAGA